GGGCAGGGGTATTGTCCTGAGGATAGGCCTGATAGCTTGTTTATCGTATTATTGACTCCTGAGAGTAGAAAATGGAGCCAACATAAGGCTTATAGACGGATAATTGATGCTATAGGGGATGAGAGAGTTAAAATAGCTAAGCTATTATGTCGAAACTGTAGGGAGATGCTTAGGTTTAATGAGGAATGGATTAAGGCTAATAAGGTTAAAAGAGTTAAGAAGGGTAGAAAAGTCTGGATAGCTGGGGAATATGTGGATAAGCCTAGAGGGTATAATGACGAATATGATGGTTAGTTATAACTCAGCCCCTTCAGGGAATCTAGTCTTAACTTTCTTATGCATCAACTCAGCCGGGGCAGGTTGCCATTCTAAATTATCAAGGCTAAATAATCCATGATATCTAGGCTCCCTAGGATGGTCGGTGTTTATAAATATCCATGTTCCAGTTGGTAATGAGAGACGAGGGATAGCTTTAGAGTTATTAAATTTAATACAATATCCATTATCTGGACTATGGCCTACTTGCATAGCTAGCCATTCATATATATCTATGGAGCAATAGAGTTCATCAGGCTCCTGATAGCCATAAGTACAGGATAGATATGTTTGCTCTAATAATTTTAATGATGGAGGCATTGATATATAATATCAATAAGCAGGTTAGATGTCAATACTATTTTATATGCTATAAATAATATCCGATATAGTGAATATATATCCGCTATGCTTGATAAACCTTGATAAACTTAGCATGATTACTAGTAATGGTACTATAACAAATATATTATTTATCATACTCTCTTTATTATTATACTTAGGTATTTATCCGTAACCATCATTATAACTATAGTTAGATAATAAGAGGACCCATTCAATAAGGGTGCTTACTGTGTTTTGGTAAGGATTCTATATACTAGTCAGTGCGTGGGACCCCTCCCTGGAGGGTTAGATGGGCCAGGGGTGGCTTGACCTTCGTAACTGGGTCCTGACTAAGGAGGGTTTCCAGCTAAGGAATGGATATTCGTTTTTCGTTCGCTGACAATTTTTGTCGTACCAGGACCATTTGTTTGCAACGAATATGACCGATTGTGTCGCTAGTACCAGACATTTATTGTCATGTGGTATTACTAGTACGATTGATAACAAACGAGTTATGTCGCCGGGACACATGGCATGCGGTTTGCTACATGGCACAATCGCAGTTCAGTAGCACGGCAGCGGCGAGTCAGTCACTCGCTGGAAGCCAACAGCAATCGTGATGTTCTCCCCTGATAGACGCCATTGTGACCGCGAAGATAGTCTGCATACGGTGGGAATGGATAGAACAGCGACCGGGGGATTAGGTGCCGATGAGGGCAATGAGCGATTGAATGTTAGTTAGCCTCTATGAGTGGGCGCTGACGGTAGCTAGCAAGGTGAGCGTTGAGTTTATAACAGTTATAACGCGGCATATCCTAGCGTCAGTCACGTTGGGCCTTTGGATAGAGATAACCAACAGATGTTGTTTATGCAACATCTATCGCATGTCACCGTCATAGTGAGTGTGTAATTATATCGCATTAATGTTCTATGTTACATCCTAACATAGATTGCTGATAGGTTAAACTTGTCTAGCTTAAGGCTGTTGATACCACTAAGGCTAGCCCAGCCAATGGCAAGCATGAGCCGACTATCGCTGAATTGCAGGCGAGAATTGCTGAACTAGACGCTAAACTGGCTGCTAAGAACAGCAGCAAGATTAGCTTTAAGGTCAGCGAGAAGGGCGGAGTAAGTGTGTATGGGATGGGACGTTTCCCAATCACGTTGTATGTCAGCCAGTGGGATGCATTTCTCCCCCATGTTCCTGAACTGAAAGCCTTTATTGAGGCTAACAGGTCTAAACTGTCAGTCAAGGAGTAAGCCAATAGATAGGCCCTGAGGATACTAAAGGGCCTATTCAATGGGTTTATTCTCTCATTTAGAGATATCGTGAGTGCAGCACGAATAGCCTGCATAGCAGTAAGCTACCTAAGTGGGGGAATAAACCCTTATCCCAAACAAGTTAGTCCAATGGAGACAACTATGGATAATAGCTGTGGTATTACTCGCAATTTGAAGCAATATGAACCGTGGCCTAAGGTTATCTCACCTGCATTAAAGCCAATTGAGATACCATTCCTAATGCCAGAGGAAAGAGGAGATAGTCAACCTTATCCCACTGATTATTCTCATATTTACAATCATGGCCCTAGCTGGATAGCTGAGGCTGCTACCAAACTAGAGGCTGAGGCTAATGCTGATAGCCTTTATGTCTGGCCGGGCGTTGTCACTATTTGGTGATATTTGATTCACGGATGCCATGTCAGATGGCATCACGCGCTAATAGCAGCGCGTTAGAGCAATTATATCGCGTTAGGTGGCACAATGACGTGACCGCTGGCCGATTGTTGCTCTAATGGGCTGCTATTCGCTTTTATTGCTGCATTGTGATGGCAACCTAAATAACCTAACCCCAATGGAGGGTAGATTATGATTATGTATCATGGGACGATTAAGGCTTATGCTGATAATATCCTAGTTGAGGGTATTAAGCCTATGCCTGATAGGTCATTCCGTGTTAAGGATATCCCTATTCCTCATGGGATATACCTAACCCCTGATAAAGATATGGCCACTAGCTTTGCTTGGATTAGGTCAGCCTATTCACAAGTTAACCCAGGTGAGGTATATGACCTATTTGATTTCTCATGGAAACGTAGGGATGGCCAGCCTAGGTTAGATGGGGATATAACCCCTGTCCTAGTTAAGGTGGATATACCAGAGGATAAGATGGCTGAGTTAAAGCCTGACCCAGATTATATAGGCTCTAAGGCAGCCTATAATTGCTATTGCTCTATCCCTGCTGATAGGGTAATTGAGGTGATACCAATACCCAATGGAGGTAATTGAATATGACATCAGCTAATGTTGTTTATGCTATCCTAGCTACAGTTAAGGATATTGGCTCTGCTCCATCCGGCGTGGTATATGCTGGATTGATGAGTAAGGGAGTTAGCCATTCCAGCTATAGTGGGATAATTGAAGGCTTGATTAAGGCTAGATTGCTTAAGCAGGTTAATAATATCCTTACGCTAACTGATATGGGGAAGGAGTTAGTTAGTAAGGTTGATGCTGAGTTACAGCGTAAAGGGGATTAGGATATGGGCTAGGGATAACCTAGCCTATTCTTATTTTAAATATGGATTCGTAACCTTTCTTTGTTGTATAATCTAAATAATAAGGGGGATGTACGATTCCAATGGAGGATATAATGGCTACAGCATTACAGGTTGTTAGGAAGTTTTTCCCTAATGTTAAGAGTGTGAAGGATGCTACAAGTAACGCTAGGATTGAGGTTACGAAGGCTGATGAGGCTAATAGTAAGAAGAAAAGCCATAAGACCTGTGCTATGGCTGTGGCGTGTAAGCGTAAGTTTCATCTAGATGGAGTTATTATATCAGCTAATATGGGTTATTTGATTAAAGGAACCCAAGCTAGGCGGTTTGAATTGCCTCCATCTGTAAGGAGTGAGGTTGTTAGCTTTGATAGAGGGGGAGGATTCGAGCCAGGGGAATATGAGCTATCTAAGCCTAGCCATAAGATTGGAACGCCTAGACCGCATGGAAATAGTGACAAGCGGACTAGACCAGAGCGGAAGTTTAGACATAAAACAGGAGGGATTAGAATCAGCCTTGGCTCTAAGGCGGCTGCTGAATAATTATTTAGCTAGCTATCAGTTAAAAGGGGATAATACAACTACATAATCAGTGCCCCTCCTCAATAACCTAAGCTGGGAGTTAATTAAGCTCAATGGAGGTTTAATTATCATGGCTATTAGTTCTAGGCGTCAATATACACAAGTCAGTAACGCTATTCGTAAACACTATCCTGTTGATAAGCTAGCTATGGATTATCCTAAACAAAAGGCTATATGGGATAATTTCATAGAGGAATTAGTGGATACATATAGTAGGGATAACTTTAGCTTTGATGCGAATGGGTTTAGAAAGGCTTGCGTGCCTAATGGTCATTCTAGTTAACTTCCTATTAGTACTAGCTATTTGGCTATCCATTATAGCTATCTGTTTAATTGCTTATGGAGTTGGCTGGATTATGGTTAACTTGCTTAAGTGGCTATTTGACAGGGTTTTATGGGTTAAATGGTTCAGTTTATAAATTTAATTTCATTTATAGCTTGACATTTAACCTGTAATTGTAGTATCCCACCAGTTAGCTCAATCAAAGACAGGGGTTACATGATAGCAAAGAGAGCTATAGAGGGCCTATGCTTATGGGCCTTTTATACTATTCTAGTAACGCTATTCACACCATCCAAACAAGAGGCTATTGCTCTAGCCGTGGCATTAGCTATTCTATTCCTATTTTGCTTTATGGTTATAGTAGCCTTCACGTTAATCTATAACTCATTGCATCGGCTATCTGCTAAATATAAGTTTAAGGATAATAAGTTTCCTCATTCCAATGGGGATATACACTAATCAGCCTAGCCAAAGGGGATAAGGGTAAAGGGGATGATATAATGGCAACTAAGAAGAAAGTTAGCAAGGCAGCTGGGCGGACAGCTACTCCTAGACAGGCTGCGGCTCCGGCACAGGTTAAGACAATCGTCAATGGTCAGGTTACTGGCCAGATTGCTGCAACTGGAACCATTGGTGACGCGGCTATGGCTTTGGCGCGGGATGCTGGGTTGAAGTCATATTCTGTTCGCGTCAACGGTGTCCCGGTTACGGCTACTGAGGCTGCGGGTTCGTTGGCAGGGGCACATAGCCTTGAAGTGTTCGCAAAGGACACCCGCGGCAACTCCTGAGTTATCAATAACTTACGGGAGTTTACAACGGTTCCTTTGATGATACTCTACTCTCTTTTATTATGGGCTATCTCGTCTTAGTCATATAAGACAGGTATCAATATTAGAGAGTAGAGAGTATTAGGTAAGGGGATGCATTAGTGGTGATTACTGTTTATCTCGTAACCTGTCTGTAGTCTGAAACAGTACGGATAGATGGGCTAAGTATCCCCTTATTATTTAATTGTCATGGATTCTAGTTTAACAACGGTGAGGGCTTAGGACTTCACTGTGGTAGTAGCCCCTAAGGTCGAAAATTAAACTAGAATCCTTGAGAGTTAGATAATCATGCTTGAGAGAATGACTACAGTAGATAATATTAGGCAGATGTTAATCTCTAGAGGGATGCTACCTGAGGAGTTAGATACATTACAGGTATTTGCATTACCTAATACAAGAGAGTTTAATATAGTGACTAATCGTAGACAATTTAGGTATAACCCTGAGACTAGAGGGATAGAGGAAGTCACAAGGCTAGATGATATAGATAGGGTTATAATAAGAGAAGGAACTGCTAATAGACAGGTTGCAGCTTATCAGTTTATTAATGGGGAATGGAGAGGAAATATGGCTACTCTTGATACGAATCAATTAGCTAATGAGCTTAGGCAGCCTGAGCCACCAACTGATGTTATCCAAGTCATAGTTCGTAGGGATAATTATGGCTTATGGTATATTAGGGTTACTCGTAATAACTCTAATATGGCCCTACCTGAGATTAATGTAATTAAATCCCTATTACCTCCTGAGTGGAAAAGGATATTAGGTGGTAGGCATAGCCGTAGGCGTAGGACGGATTATTATCTCCAACAAGCATTAGAGCAAGGGCTACCAACACAGGTATTACACGACACCCTCCAAGCATGGGCATTCACCTGGGTTAGGGCTACAGCTGAAGCGAGTAGTGAGGCACCTGTTCCTCAATCACAGGATGATAGCTTTCTATTAAGGGCACAACCAGCTACTATATTTGTAGGTGGGAAGTCATTTAAGCTAGTCCCAACAGGTGAGAGGGATAATACTAATATCTATAGGCATATTAGGGATAAGGCTAAAGGGATAGCTCAGATTGAGGTACAGGCTAAATTGGATAAGGCCCAAACGGATGCTAGGATTATGGTTAGTGAGGCACAGGGGAGGGTTGAGACAATTAGAAGGGAAGTTGAGCAACTTAGGGCTAGCATGGTTAATCAAGCGCCTGAGTGGGCTAGACAATCTGGTAGGCCTATTAAGCTAATGGATGAGAGATGGTGGATTGGCTTAAGGGTTAGCACATATCTAGAGGATATTAGATATAGGGTTGATAGGTGGAGGGGGACGGTTCATTGGAATCCTATTCGTATCCCAGGTAGGGATGAGGCTTATTATAGTAGTAGGCCAATGCAGATGTGGCTTAGGTTATCCACTGATGGGAGATATGCTGTTAATGAGGTTAGAGGGGATATCTGGCATACTGTTCATAATACTACAACTGGAACATGCATGGAATTACAAGGTATGCCAGCTAGGGTTATTAATATGGATAATCTAGTAGCTGTGGAAAGAGGGATATCCAGGGGGATGAGGGTTATTAATTTTAATAGCCCGTTATCTCATGCTCTTAATGTCTTCTATCCATTATATGCTGAACAATTACCAGATATGGTTAAGAACCTAATAACTGGGAATGCTAGCTATCCTAATCCAGATGCTACTACCACACCTGAACAATATCTAATTAGGTCTAATGAGGGTAGGCCTGCGAATAATCCTAGGATTAGTTGGGATAGGATTGAAAGTGATGCGGAGGAGTTGAATTATACGTTTAATGTCCCAGCTACAGCTAGGGGATAGATAAGGGGATAACATGCCTGATGAGTTTGTATTACCTGATGTTGACACAGCTAATATAGCTGAGGTTGAACAAGGGATAGACCCATTATATGAGAGGCAATCTAGTTTAGGATTATCTAAGCCATCTGTCATGTTAATAGGAGCAGGTGGAGTAGGATGTTGGGTAGCCTTAGCCCTTACATTAGGTGGGGTTGAGGATTTAACTATATATGATGGGGATACTATATCTATTCATAATCTTAATCGTTTTCCCTTACCTGAGTCTAGTGTTGGAGAGTTAAAGTCTGTTGCATTAGCTAAATGGCTTAGATTACTAAGGCCAAAGGCTGATAATATCAATGCTAGGGGGATGTTTGACCCATCTATTGGCTCAGCTAATGAAAATAGGGTTGAGTGGCTTGTTTGTTGTACTGATAGCCTTAAGTCTAGGAAGATGTGCTATCAGTGGGCTAAGGATGGGGGGATTAAATATCTAGAAGTAGGGGCAGATGGGGAGAGGTGGACATTATCCCCAGCCCCACCTGAGTTCTCAACTGAGCTAGAGGATAATCCAGGTTATCAAACTGTTCCTGTTCATGTTGGCCCTTGTATGATGGCGGGTTCAGTAGCTAGCTATTATATATTACATAATACCGTTCCATCTGTTAGCCATCTAGTAGACTGGGATAAGGGGCCAGTTTATAATAATATAGCTGAGGTATTCGGCTTCCTTAAGATAGCTAGTATGGCTGAAGGCAATCAAGTTAAGCCTAGATATCCTATGATTAGCTGTCCTAATCCTAAGTGTCATAGATTAGTTGAGGGTAATTTGATTAATCTAATTAGACATTTAAGGCATTGCTACCCTAATCTAGGATTAGCTGAGGCTAAACCTATAGCGGAGGAGTTAATTGCTAAGGCTACTCCATTACCGTTAAATGAGGAAGAAGAGAAGGTATTAGAGGAGCATATGTCTTATCTAAGTTCAGATGCTAATACCTTACATGACCAGATTGCCGAGACTGACCCTGAGTTTGAGAGAAGCCTTAATCTTCCTGAGAATGATTATATAGAAACAGAGGAGGTAAATGAAGATGAGCAAGTCTAGTGAGCGTAAGTTACGTAAAGCTAATAATCAATATAACGCTGCTTTACTTAGATTCGCTAATGGTAAGGCTACCGTTAGGGATATGGATATGATTGAAAGGATGAGAAGGGAGGCTAATGGGGCTAATGGCTATACAGGTGAGTCTCGCTCATCTAATCATACATTAGGTGTAACTGTTACAGCTAGACCTAATGGCCATAGTCATAAGGATAACAGTAACCCCTATAGCTTTAGGGTAGTTAATCCTAAGGATGAGCATGTATTCGTCTGTGCTGAGAATAAGGAAATAACTGATAAGTGTCCCCTTAATCCTAAGGTTCCTTATGTCCTTGTTCCTGTATTGATGTGGCAGACATTCCTTAAACTAGCTAAGGATATTAACACTGAATGGATTGCTCTATTAAAGGGTAAGCTGACGGTTGATGATAAAAATGAGCCAGTTTATCTTATTGAAAGCTATTATCATCCCCCTCAGACAGCAGGTGGGGCGCATGTTGATATCCCAACAGGTGTGACGCCTAAGGCTGGGACTATCGGGGCTATTCATTCTCATGTTGGAATGGGTGTTTTCTTCTCAGGGACAGATATCGCACATAGCAACTGGCCTGTTGAGATTGTGATTAATAATAGGGCTGAGTATAAAGCTGTCTCCAGACTTAAGCTAAAGTGTGGGGAGTATGCTAAGTATGACGCTACAGTTTATACTGATGGAGTCATGCCTAAGTCTAAGGCAACTGAGGCGCTTGAACTTGCTTTCCAGCAAGGGAGTATGTTAGAACAGGGCAGGGTGAAGGCTCATACTCCCAATCTAAATGTATCTACCCCGCCCCAGGACAATACAAAGGGTATTCAACCTACTCAAACGGATACAAGCCAACCGACGACTACGACCCAGACGACTGGCTCAACTGGGGAGGATGGTAGGAATAGTAAGATGTGTAAATGTGGCCATACCTTTGGGGACCATTATAGGACTGATTATCAAAAGTCTAATTTCCCTAAGGGCAATCTAGCAGGGATGTGCTTAGATGATAACTGCCAGTGTCAATCGTTTTGGGAGGCTCCAGGGATAACCAGTACAGAGGCTAGAGTATTAACTGAGTTGGAAAGGATAGCTGAGTCAGCTAAGGGTAATGAACCTAAACAACTTACATTTCCTTCAGGTGAGGGGATTATAACTAGTCAAGTATCTGATGACCCTGATGATACCTTGTCTGAGGAGACATGTGAGGTATGTGAAGGGGATAAGTATGTTACTGAGCTTATGTATAGAACGGGAGCTAAGGTATCAGTTACAAGGATATGTCCCGCTTGTGGAGGAGATGGATTAAGTCAGCTAGGAAAGGTTAGACTAGCTGAGATGGCTGATAGTATGCATACTAATGGAGGTAATTAGAAAATGGCAAATAGACAATGGCGTGTAGCTGGGACATTTCCAAGGGTTGAAGGTGAGGTGGCTGTTTTAGTCATAGCCCCTAACTGGCAATCTGCCCTTAGAAAGGGGGCTTTGGCTATTAAGCGGAGTGGGGAGTTAAAGGGTAGACGGTTGGCGAATGGGATATTTACATTACAGGTTCAAAATGAGGTTGTTGAGGTTATCTCAGGTGAACAGACTAGCTTGCCTTCTACAGTTACTATGACAAGTGACCCAGTAACTGAGGCATTAGGTCAGGTTGTAGAACGGAAATGTAGTAACCCTCACTGTAATCAATCCTTTGCCCATGAGGGTATGTGTGATAATGCTCCGGTGGAATCTCAGGAGGAACCTAATGCCGTGGATGGTAGCCAAGCATCTCAGGAACCTACTGGGAATACCAATTAAGGAGGAGGATATCCATAAGCATAAATGTAACAACTGTGGGCATGTATGGCAGCACTCTGATAACTGTGCTGGGGTGACTAGTGAACATACATGCCCTAATTGTGGTAATGAAAGCTGGGTTAGGTATAATGGAACTGACCCAGTTAGTGAGCCAAACCCCTATCTGTTCCGTTTACCGTAGTCTCAGCTAGGGGGCTAAATGCCTTATTCCACAGCCCCTTAGCTAATCCTGTTAAAGCGTAATTATTATCAATCTGCTCGTTACGCTGTATCCGTAACACTCCTAATGACTCCAAATGGTCGGTAAGGAATGTTATAGTTGATTTAGGTAATCCAACCTGAGCTACTAATTGGCTAGTTGTTAGGAATCCATCTAATGGGATTATGTCTATTATTAATGCCCTATTAGATGGGATTGAGTTAAGGGCTACTCGTTTACCTATCTCCATATCTGATTCATCTATAGCTGTTCTACGAAATAAAGCCGCATGATTGCTTATAATACCAGCTATACACTTAGCCATTCTTCCACTATTTTCAATCTCAGCTAATCCTGTTATTGCTCCTGTTAATGGGTTGACTGGAACATGCCCTCTAGCATGGGCGACTAACTCAGCCATTGCAGCAACCCTTGTCATTTGATTTATAGATAATTTAGGTGGAGGGTTGGTTATAGGGGGGTTGAGTTGAAAGAATTTAAGGGCTAGTTGCTTCATCCTATCACTTATAAATGTCTCTAATCCCCTTTGACGCTGGGCTGACTCAGCCTGTTCTATCCCTTTTTTACGGCTAATTCTAATTTGAATAAATCTCTCACCTAAATCTCGTCTAGTTCCCCACTCTCTCTCTAATGCTGGGGTAACAGCTGCTATAACTGTTATCTTCCCTTTCCATTTTAATGGTAGCCCTTTACCTGTTTCTTTTACGAATGAGCCATCATATATTTCCCTTAATTGCGATTGGATTTGGGCTTGTTCCTCTTTACTTTGGGATAGGAAGGTTGTGAAATCCTTAAAGGCTAATATACCCGAACCAATTTTGTGTAATAGAGAGGCATTAGCTGTCCCTGTATAACCTGATAGAAATGTCTTAGCTGTTATTATCCCTTGCATGTGAACATTAGGGATATCTAAGGTTGAGTTGATACATATGCTTGATTTATCTCCACCACTTGGACCATTAATGAAAAGCCAAATAGGGTCACAATCCTTATGAAAATGACTAGCGATAACTGATAGAACTATTTCAACTGCTTCTGTGTCTGGGTTGTAGAAATAGTCGTTAAGGTGTCTAGTGTAATCGTTCCAAGCGTTGGTGATTTCATTTTGAATAGAGATTGGTCTATTTTGGGAAGAGGTTTGTTGACTCGTTCCGGCTTGTGCATCCGTAACGGCTTGTTCATTATCTCTCCTAATTGAATTAATTGGTAAAGTAGCCATTTATCCCCTGCAATGGGATTAAGGAGGGTTGATTGATTGCAGCAATCAAGCCCCCCTGTCCGCTCTCTCTATTAGGTATGGTGCATTGGTGGTGATTTTGGATGATATCATATTTGATTGAAAATGCAAGGGATTTTTGATGAAAAATGAGGGTTGACACGCATCCGTGACGGTGGTATTATACCGAACTCGGACGCTGGGGTTTCACCGGGAACCGCCTTCACAGTCTGCTGCATCTGGCTAGGCTGCCTACTGTGCTGCTTTGAGAACACGCGGGGTGTACTGCCGCCTATTGGCGCACAGCGGGGTACATACTCTCTACCGCCCTAAGCGGCTGCTGAGTTACCCGGCGACCGCCTTTAAGAGCGTGGAATAGCAGCGTCCGAGATTGCGGGAGCATCCCGATTGGACGGAGGAGACTGACTTAAAATCAGTTGGGAGCAATCCCCTTGTGAGTTCGACTCTCACCTCCCGCACCATTTTAATCTTATGGAAACTACACTTGAACCACGTAAATGTGCATTAGATGGATGTAATAATATATTTGACCCTAAGGTATATTGGAATATCTATTGTTGTCCTAAACATGCGGATAAGGCTAGGAAGGTTAGGCAGCGTGACCGTATAAAAAGGGGATTAGAGTTATTATCTAGAGCGGAGAGGGGGGATAATCAACAATAGTTATGGAATACATGACATTAATGGGTTCTGAAGCGGTTAGCGGAGCAGGACATAATATGTGTTCCGCTGCCGCTGAGATGAAACAAGCTGCAACTTGGATAGAGGAATCATTATCTAGGCATAGACTAGAGATGAATAACTGGCTTGATAGGTTTGAGCAAATATTGAAGGATTACAATGATAAGCAAAAATAGTGGTGGCCTTCCATTGTATCATTTTGACCGTTCAAGGCTTGAGTGTGCAGGAGAGTGTGCCCGTAAATACTATTGGAACTATGGATTCCTAGGGATAGGGATAGTTAAAGTAAGGGATATCAATCCATATTGGCCATTCATAACAGGTAGATTCATCCATGAAGGGATAGAGGGGATTATATTAGGTAAATCAGCAAAGGAATCAGCTGATTTGGCAGCGAAACAATATTATGAGGAATATTTCCCTATTGTATCTGACTCTAATATCCAACCTGAATTAATGGCGAGGTTACAATTCGAGTTATTACAAGAGATTGACCTTGTTAAAGGGCTGGTATATGGCTGGAGTCTTGTTGGTTATCCTAGGTTATTAGCTAATTATATCCCTGTCGAGGGAGGGATTGAGCAAGAGGAATCTATTGGATGGTTGATTGGGGATGATAATGATAAGGCTGAGGTTAGATTATTAACCCGAACAGACCTATTAGCTAGGTCCAAGGCTAGTGGAATGGCTATGGTTATTAACTTCAAGTCTACCTCTAATCCAAACGAGCAATGGAGACAGTCATTCCAAGTGGATATGCAAACCTTAACTGAGGCTATTGCTGTTGAATCCCGTCTGGGCATGAAAGTAGATGGTGTTATAATTGAAGGGCTAGTTAAAGGGAATAAGACCGAATGGCCTAAGGGGTCTGGATACTATCAGTATAATAATATGCTTATCTATGCTTGGGTCAAGGATAATACTGATGTTAGCCTTCCAGGTGAACAGGGAGGATTAGAGTATGCTACATCGTGGGATTACACTTGTACTGCTCCTCACGTTATGGGTAATGGCGCTAAGTGCCCTGGTAATAGAAATCATACACTTGGTAAAGGGTTCCGTAAAAGGGCCGTTAGAGATTGTTATCCTGGTGGAGTTTATGGCTGGATTGATTATCTTGTCAGGAATGATATATCAACGCTGGAAAGTTATTTCCTCTCGCTCCCACCTATAACTAGGGATGCCTATCAGGTTGAGAGATGGAAAAGGCAAACATTAATAACTGAGAAGGTTAGACAAGATATGGCTGCTTATGTTGATGGCTATTTCCTTGATAATAATAAACAAGGGGCGTTTGAGGCTTTGGATTATAGTTTTCCAATGACAACTGGATGGGATTGTTATAATTGTACCTATTCAGATATATGCTGGGGCAGTAGCGACCCTACAGATGAATCTAAGTGGCGTGCAAGGGTTCCCAACCATCCAGCTGAACTAGAAGGGCTGGTACCTCAGAGGTCAGAGGAGCGGCCTCATAAGCCGACGGTCCTAGGTTCAAATCCTAGCCAGCCCACCAATTTAACTGAGGTTAAGTAGATGTATGATATAAAGGTAATTAGAGATTCTAAAGGAAGAACAATAGGGATGCGAAATGCCTCCATCGCTTGATAAACCTGGAGTTCCAGGCGGGGTAAGCGAAACCTGCTTAATGAACGACCACCCAGATTGCCATAATCCACGCTGTAACTGCTCTTGCCATAAGCCTCAAGTAGTACAACAAGAACAGATAGAAGCTGGACCTGAAAAAAGTTGCCCTGTTTGTGGAGCCAAACGTCCCTTTATAGAAACTTTCTGTCGTATAGACGGAGCAAGGCTCTCAAGTTTGGCATGTAACATTTGTGGGATTGGAAGAGAGCCTACCGATAGATTTTGTTTTAGTTGTGGTGCTCCAGCTGACGCTAAGCCTACTGATAAGCCAGTTGAATTACCTAAGGTTATAAATGTCCCTTCTATTGAACCTGAGGTAGATTATGGTAGGACTGTATTAGCTAAACTACAGGAGGAGTTAGGTGTTCAAACTGAACAAGGTCCAAGAGAGAATCAAACAGTGGTGGAACAGCCAGCAGGGACCCAAGGCTCATTCAAACTTGTCTCTAGACCAAATCCCAATAGGGTTAGAGTCCCAGCAGGTGGACCAGTTAGGCAAGTTGCCCAAGAATCAAAGCCAATTAGGAAGTTACCAATCAAGCCAAGTTAAGAGGAAAAATGAGCAGGATAAGAAAGCCTGACAAGTACCTTGAGATATTTCTTCCTTGCGGGAGGCGTAAAGGAACTCCAACATTTAACTCTTGGAGAGCTATGCATCGTAGAGTTAGGTATGCTAAACACGAAACATATAACTATTACGGGGGACGAGGGATAACTATATGTGAACGTTGGAATAGTTTTCGTAACTTCTTGGCTGATATGGGAGAACGTCCTGAAGGAACGAGATTAGAACGCAACGATAATAATGGTAATTACGAACCTAATAATTGTAAATGGGCTACACCTAAGGAACAGGCTAATAATAGAAGGCCTAGAAGATTGCAATCTCATTGTTGGAGGGGTCATGCTTTGGAAGAAGGTAACATCATTACTATTCCCTCAACCGGAAAAAGAATCTGTAAAGCCTGTTATGTTGCCAGAAAGGAAAGATATAAAGCCGAAAGAAACCTTTCCGTTCTGGTGCAGCTTCAGAGACCCTGAGGATAATTTCATAGGGGTTGTGATATGTAAGGGTACTAGCCCTGGGGCGGCTGCTAATAGTGCTATAACAAGAGGAATAGTAGAAAGTGAAAGGGCAACAATTAAACTATTAAGTGAAACCCATTGGGCCTTATTGTCTAACTTTAGGGATAGATTATTAGATGAAAGGTCAGCTATGCTGGCGGCTGAGGCGGCTGGATTCGCGGATAATATGCAACGGGATGTTAAGGATTGATAGAAAACACTTGCATTTCGTTATAAAATTTGTTATAGTGAAAATGACAGGGGATTAAATGGCTGATAAAGTTAATTCTAAGGGTGAGGCCCTAGTGTCGGTTGTCCGCGTCCTTGAGTATCATGGGACTGAAACTTGGATTCGTAGGACAATGGAAGCATCTCGTATTCCAATTCAAGGGTTAAAGGATATAGGGGATGGTTGTAGTATTAGAAGTGGAGTGATTCAATGGGAGGAAGAAAACGAGACTAGGCCAGCTAGTAGGCAACCTATACCTATTCCACCTGGGCCGGGGGCTAATTAATCTTGGGATGTATAGATGCCTTCTTTGTGGAGATAATTCTAGTTCTAGTCTTACTATACTTGCTTATCATGTTCGTAGTCATAGCAAACAAGCCAAGGAAGCATATAAAAGGGGTTATTGGAAAATTAAAATGAGCGAACCTAATATGTTTGATGCTATTGATAAGCCTATTGATATTCCTGCTCAGGAGGCTGTGGGGCAGGATAGCGCGGCTGTGGAAGCCAAGGGGGATGCGACGGCAGCCTTGGTAGGTAGTCCATCCCCTTCTATTGTTAAGGTTATAGGGGAATTAGAGCCTGCTAGCTTTATTGAACCTAAGGCTGATTTAATCTATGGGGCCACTGGTTCGGGTAAGACAGTTAACATAGGTGAGGTTAGTGATTATGTCCTTCAGCGTTGGGGTAAACTTACACGTATGGTGTCGGCTGACGGAGGAGGATTCGGCCCCCTTGGAGGATTGGTTAAAGCCGGACAAATCGAATACTGGGCTATCGGTGCTTGGAAGTATCCTGTTGCTGCTTTACATAAAGCTGTCAGAGGCTACTGGCCTCTACGATTGGATGACCCCGAATCCCCCTTGGTTCCTCCAGATGCAGGAACATGGGAGGTCTACGGATTTGGGGCGTTTGAAGGATTAACTAGCTTTGGTGATATGATGTTAGCTAATCTTAAGGAGGAGAAGGCTAGCCTTAGCCAAGACCCTAGCTATACTTGGACCCAAGATGGAGTTGATTTCAGCGGTGGTAATATGTCCTATTATGGCTTTATGCAAGATAACCTCCAACGTGAGGTAGCTATATCTCACCTATTGAAATATGAGAAAGTCTTATGGACTGGACAGGAATCAAAAGGTGACGACCAAGGTGGGTCTAAGGTATATGGCCCTATGATTGGTGGGAAGAAGGCAACAGGTAAGGCTGGAGGATGGTTCCTTAATGTATTTCATATGGATATTATAGCAGGGGAAAGTAAGAAGGATGTTGCTACAGGTCAATTATTAACTGAAGCTAAGCACGTTCTATTTATCAAGACCCATATTGACCCGTTAACTATGATTCCCTTTCCCTGTAAGATTAGGGCACCTAAGGCTTATGTATCTGAAGTCCCTAATTATCTACAGTCAGGTTCGGTAGCTGATGCTTATAGATTATTGGATAGTTTATATGCTAAGCAGGAGACTCAATCAGTTAGTAAGCTAAATGAGATATCAGGCCTTAAGGAAAGATTAATGGAACGAGCCATAGCTGCTAAGAAGGCTGAAGTTGAGAATATGGAGAAGCGAGCCAAAGCAGCTAAGTTACTTAAGCCAATAATTTCCGTCCCTGCTACAACGGGAGTTGTTAATACTACCAAGGTTCCTGGTCAACCTGGAACTAATGGAGCGACTCAACTCCCTAATGGCGCAGGTATAGAAGGAGGGGCTGTAACTGGGAAGGGAGCAGCCTCTTCATTACCTTCTAGCCTTAGTTTACCTAAAAAGCCAGTTGGACCTGTATCTATCCAGCCAGTAGGTAAAAAATGAATAAGGATATAGTTGAGGCTATAGTAGGTGGATTGATTATGGTCTTATTAATTGAAGGCTTCTTCTCTCCTATTCAAGGTATAATAGAGGCTTGGAGAAGGAAAAAATAGGATGGATAATCATAAGTTAACTAGGGAGGAGTTAATTATCCTATTAGCCAAGGCAGCTAAACAACTAACCTATGGTATGCAGGATAGGGTTAAACGTAATCCAGATATAGCGGATTATATATCCTGTTTCAATAGGGTAATTAAGGACTATGAAAGTGCTAACTAAAGATATGGACCCTATAGCTAAGTCTATAGCTCCACCTAGAACATGGAAAGTAACAACTATTATGACTGATACCCCTGGGGACAGACAAACATATCTAACTAGGGAACAAGTTATAAATGCAGCTATGTATGCAACTAGGGTACATGGATTACATGTTGTGACGATAGAAGCTGTTATTAGTGAACCAAAGCATGACACGACTAAAAAGATTTAATTATAGTAATAAGGATATTAGAAGTAAGGGATTAAAGTGGTGCCCTAAATGCCAAACTCCTAAGTCCTTTAGTGAATTTGCGAAGAATAAGAGTATCAAAGGTGGATACAATGGATGGTGCAAATTATGTGTTTCTAAACTGGAGAAAGTTCGCTACGGAACAGAAGGCTATAGATTTTCTACATTAAAGGCTCAAGCTAAGGCACGTCATATTTACTTTGACTTAACTTTAGAGCAGTTTAAGTCTTTTTGGGGCTGGCCATGTGCCTATTGCGGAGAATCCATAAAAACTATAGGCCTGGATAGGATAGATAGCTCTAAGGGTTACACGGTAGACAACCTGCTATCTTGTTGTGGAGACTGTAACTATATGAAGTCAGATATGTCATTAGATGAGTTTGTAGAACGCTGTAGAAAGATAGTTAAGACTTTTGATAACTTATAAAGGAGAACAGATTATGCCCGACTTGGCAAGTTTAGGATTAACAGAGGATGCGTTTCCCCAAATTGACTGGGATGCCCCGGAGTCTGGAAAGACGCCTCCTCCAATATACCCCGGAACCTACAAACTTCTTTTCTGCATGGTTGAGGACAAAGACAGTTGGTTTAGTGTTGAGGAACGTGAAGTAGTTAAAGGTCAACCTAAGCGTAAGATTCTAGAGGTTCACTATCAGCCTAAGGTTATCGCTGATGCTCAAGGTAGGCCTATTGCTGTACCTGAATCAGGGGAGCAGATTCAGCTAGGACCACAGAAGGTTAGCACCTATCTACACCCTAGTATGCAATTACATAGCTTAGGTGAATTACTTAGAGCTATGGGGGTTAGTGGGATTGACCTTAGGACTCAGCTAGAGTCAACCTTAGTTCAACTAGATGGTAAGGGGATAATTGATGAAGCTGAGGTTGTCTGGAGGGCCTTTTTCAAGTCAACTAGCACAACGGTATCAACAGCCCCTAAGAAGAAAAAGGGTGAATTACCTTGGCCTCGGGATGCACAAGGGAATCCTGAACTAATGGCTGTTAACCCTCAAACAGGGGAGAAGGCATATGGATATGCTGAGGTGGTTAGGGTACATATGCCTGCTCAGGCTACGGAAGCAGCTGCGGGATAGTTCTATGGGATGGTGCTGACATGGGAGCAACGGGTTCGTAACCCGGCCATCCCTTTCCCATTTGACACGTCATCAATAAGGGGCTAAGATATAACAATCCCAACATGGGATAAGGAGAATGAAAGTGGCTAAGACAAAAGTAAATTATGAAGATGTAATTGAGTTTTTCGAGGATGCGGATATTGACCTTGCTAATCTCACTCATCAGCTTGTGACTAGTAGGTTGAACGCACGAATCGAAAAGCGACAGGAAATTGGTGAACGGTTATCTAAGGCACGTAAAGCTAGGAAGCCTAAGACTGAGGGTACCCAAGCAGGTGAAGCTGTAGCAACAGCTGTAGCCAATGAGCCTGTTTCTCAGCCTACTGAGGCTACTGAGCATCGTGGTCCAGGTAGACCTAGAGCAATCTCGGCTTAATCATTTTGCAGGTTGGGGGAATGATTAGGTTGTAGGAGAGGGGTTGGTCGCTCATGCCAGCCCCTTTTATTTTATCTATTAGGATAACTAATGGCTAAAGTTAAAGTTGAATTACCTATCTTTAATCAAGGTAATCCCCTAGTCCAAGGGCCTTATTGTGATAAATGCCATTACCAACATACTGGTGGGCGTAGGATTGAGCCTGATGGTAGCGGCTCTAATGGTATATGTATCGTTGGGGATTCTCCTTGGAAAGAGGAGATATTGGCTAATCGCAATTTTAGTGGTGCTAGTGGCAGATGGCTTGATACTATATTATCTAAAAGAGGATTGACAAGGGAGGAGTTTACTGTTACTAATAGCTATTGGTGCTCTCCTCCAGCACTAGGGATGAATGATGAGCCTTGGAAATATCCAGAAGCCGAATATGCACAGAAACAGTGTAAGCCGTACCTGGATAACCTTGTCGCCAAACGTGTGCCTAAGGTGTTTATTGCGCTTGGAAACGTGGCCCTACGGAGGCTCACAGGTTTCGAGGGAATTGAAGGCAATCACGCCTATGTCATCCCATCGGTTTACGAGGGAATACCTGCGGTCCCTACCTTCCATCCGTCATCTATAATACAAGGGAATTGGAAGTATACTATTGCTTTCATCCTCTCTCTAGCTAGGGCTGTTGAGATAGCTAATGGCTCATATAAGCCAACTGAGACTAAGATAATAGAGGACCCCCCTCCAGCTTATATCAACTTCCCAGGTAGAGGGGATATCCCCTTTCTAATGTGTGATATTGAAACTCCTAGGTCATTACAAGGGAAGAACGAGGAGGAAAGTGAGGATGACCCATCTTATCAAATACTACGTATGGGATTCTCTATCAGACAGTGGGAAGGCGTATCTTTCCCGTTTGATGGGGATTACATCCGACGAGCTAAAGAGCTTATCCGTAAAGCTAGAGTTATCTCCTTCTGGAATAAAAACTACGACTTACCTAGGCTCAAGAGTAATGGGTTCGAGTTACACCCGGATGTTCAGATTGTTGACGCTATGTGGGCGTGGCACTGGTTATACTCAGACCTACCAAAAGCCCTCAACTTCGCAGCCCCGTTCTTCTATTCTGGTAAACCGTGGAAGCATCTACATAGCCAACGTCCTGCGTTTTATAATGGAATGGATAACGCCGTACAGATGGGAGTATATGAAGGGACCAAGGCACAGTTAATTAAGGATGGTAGATGGGATAGGTTTTGGAGTCATTGCGTTAAGGTTGACCCTATTTATGTAAATATGGGTGTTGCGGGTGTAAAGGTTGATAAGGAAGCTAGGGTTCCATTTATGGCTGCAATGGAAACTGATGCTAAGGTTGAGTTTAATAAGGTTCAAGAGTTATTGCCAGCTAAATTAATTAAAATAGAGCAATCATTCAAGCCACTTAAAAAGTCCATAGCTGGCCCTAATACCCCTATATCCAAACGTATATATATTGAAGCTACTAAGACAGTATCTGGTGAGGCCCCTGCTAAGACTAAGGATGGGTCATTAGTTATAGCTGGTGGACAAGTAATGAGGCCTATTTGGATTAGGACTAAACCGTTTAATCCTAATAGCAGGCCTGACTTATTAGACCTAATGAGGGAGTTAAAGGTTAAAATCCCAAAAGCGAGGGGTGATGATAGAGAATCAACTGAAGCTAAGTATCTCAAAAGGTTAACTAAGCATCCCATATTTCGTCATTGCGTTTCTTACAAGCAGAAATTAAAGTTCTTATCAACATATAATTGGCCTTTAGATGAGAATGACAGAGCACACAGCCAGTATGGGTTCCATCCCTCAACGTGGAGAAGCTCAAGTAGAAATGTAAATCTTGGTAATATCCCCAAACGAAATGATTTAGCTCGTTTATTTCGTAGGACTATCATCGCAGAAGAAGGATGTAAGCTAATTGAGATAGATAGAAGTGGATTAGAGGCTGTATTAGTTGGTTATTGGGCTAAGAGTCCTGAATATATCAAACTAGCTAAGGCTGGGGTTCATAGTTATCTTGGTTCGATTGTATTAGGGGATGAAGTCCCTTGGGCTGTTATTAGAGATACCCCATTACCTGAACTTAAAAAGTTACTTAAACAGTTTAAGAAAAGAGGAGGTGATGACTATGAAGGATGGAAACGGTGTGTACATGGTTCGTCATATCTATTGTCACCCTATGGTATGCATGACGAATATGAAGAGTATTTCCCTACTGAGTATAGTGCTCAGAAGGTTCAGGATATCCTGTTCGGTAGCCCAGCTGGACAGGCTATTAGAAGTTATCACAAAGCTACATTAGAAGAAGTCTGGGGTAAGAAATATCTAGATAATAGCTTTCAATATAGACATTATTTCTATGGCCCTATATATAAGATGAATAAACGAGCTAATAAATGGGAGGTAGACCATGAAGGGGATGCGAAACGGGCTATTGCGTTTAGGCCGCAGAGTGATGGAGCGGCTATTCAACGTGAGGACATCCTTGCCTTGTCTGTTATCCCTAATATTGGCAACCTTATGCGTCTACCAACTTACGACTCACTCGTATTCGAGACGCCCAATCATCTTGTGGATAGTGCTATTGAGTGTATGGCTAGGCAGTTTAATAAGCCTATTGCTGAGCTTGGGGGATTAGATATTGGATTTGAGATTAAGGTTGGGAGTAATCTAGCTCCTATGGATGATGATAATAAGAATGGGATGAATGAGGTTAATATATGATATTAGAGAAAGGGAAATATATAAAAGTTATCTCTCATGGTGAGGGACGCCACTATCTATTAGGTCCAACAATAAACAAGTTGACAGGCGCTTGTATTTCTGCTAAAATAACAGCAACATCACTTAATAAAAGTAAGGGTCCCAAAGCCCCAAAGGTTAGAGTAACGATAATGAGGATAGTTGAAATATATGACGAATAAACTAGAAGCTATGGAGTTCTATGAACGAGGTAAAGGGGATATTGTCACCCCACTTAAATATGTCTGTGGGGCCGCCGGAACAGGTAAAACATTTAATGTTAAACAGGCTATAGCTAATGACTCTAAGTACGGTTTACTCTGTGCCACGACAGGCATCGCCGCGATTAATCTAGGAGCTATCACTATTAATAGCCTACTTAAATATTTCGATACAGCTAGTCTCTCTGAAGCATTTATGAACGGATGGGTGCAGCAGAGACTATTAAAGCTAGCTAAGGATGGTTATAAGTGGCTTGTCGTAGATGAAGTCTCCATGATGGCTGCTGAACAATTAGATATCATATATCAGTCTACTAAGCAAGTTAACGAATCCCTAGCTGAGATGGGTAAGCCTCCTATTGGATTATATCTCACGGGTGACTTCGCGCAATTACCTCCTATCCGGGCAAAGTGGGCCTTTGAAGCCGAATGCTGGAGTCTGTTCGACGCTGCCACAGAGAAACTAACAAAAGTCTGGAGGCAGAGTGACGCCAAATTTCTGGATGCTATTAACCATATTAGGGCTGGCAGAGGCATGGTGGGCGCTACATTGTTGGCGCAGCTTGGCGTTGAGTTTACCAAGGTCACCGACCAACGATTTAACGGTACGACTATTATTGCTAAAAATGATGCTGTGGACAATTTTAACTGGCTATGCCTTAGTAAGGTTCCTGGAGTTCCATACATTATTAAATCTGATAGATGGATGATGAATGGTAGGAGGATGCCTAAGGATTGGGATAATATCCCAGGTGAATTGAAATTGAAGGATAATGCATTAGTTATGATATTAGCTAATGATACCAGTCCAACAGGGGAGTTTAGTTATTGTAATGGGGATTGTGGGCATATTGTTAAGTTTGATAGCGTTAGGCAGGTTGCGACTATTAGATTAATTAGAAATCTAGAGGAGGTTGAGATAGGTCGTATCCAACGTAAGGAAACCCAAAAGGAACCCCCTGACGAGATATTAATGGCTAATCCAGACGTAAGTGAGGATGACCTAAGGGAGAAATATGGTGACTATCAAGCTGGTCAACCTAGATGGGATAGTAGTCATGGAAGGGAAGGGGCTTGGGTGACTGGATGTGTGACGTTTATGCCTCTTAGGTTGGCTTATGCATCTACTGTTCATAAAACCCAAGGACTTACCCTTGACAGGATACAAGTTGACCTAAACCAGAATTTTATGTCCGCCCCGTCTATGTGTTATGTTGCGCTATCTAGATGTAAGTCTCCACAAGGTTTGAGAATAGTAGGTAGCCCTGCTTTACTGGGTAGTAGAGTAAAGATAGACCCTTCAGTAAGCAAATGGCTATAGATAAGGAGGTGCTAATGGCAGCCAAGAACCGGATAGCATTGTCGTTCCTATTTATGGCAATGGTTTAGCCTCGGGGGATATCGCATCCGAGTAAATAACACGTTATTTATAATCATTATAATTACTATAGTATATTAAATTAAAGGGAGAACTAAAATGAGTGCTGTTATCTATATTGAATATCAATGTCAGAAGTGTGATAACAAGGATACAGTTAAACTATTCCCAGGGGAATCCGCTCCACAAGCGTTTAATTGTTGGAATTGTGGGGCAGGAAGGGAATATGGACCGGGACATATACATGAACAGGTGTTTAATCATATTGGGATGTTGCCTGTTGTGGTTGAGGATAAGATTAGCTCCTGAAAATTCCAAAATGAATGCTGGCGCGCGCCAAGTGGAAAAGGGCTTAAGGGTTGAGCTAAACAGGAATTTTTCGGGCGGGAGCGAGGTGAGCGATGGCCGTACTTAAGTGTCCGACATGTGGAAGGCTGTATAAAAACGTGAATCGCTGGGCGAATCACGCGCAACTTTGTGCGAGGAGGAAAAAGGATGGCAAGCGAGATTAAGATTCTGGCGACGATGCGTGATGGCGAGCAGTGGCTACTAGAGATTGCCCTACCCTTCACGGTTTCCGATTCGGCCAGCGACAACAAATTTGGGATGTTTCACCTGCACGATGCTAATGGAACAGACCACTATTTCAACAAAGACGATGGAACCTATGATGGGTGGGGAAAGGCGGTGTGTGGTGGCTGACAAGCCGGACGTGGACTTGGAGAGGGCGCGGGCGTGGCTGATGGAGTGGGACCCGAGTTTCAACGAAGAGGAGTTGCGGACGCTTGCCGCAGAGTTTCGGGCCGTGCGACTGGCGCAACACCTTAGCGAGTGCGAGACTTGCAGCTATTCCACGGTCAATGGGCTAAAGCCGTATGGGAAGTATTGCGGTATCTATGCCGCCCTGGAGGCCAGCAAATGAGCATCGAATGCGGAGAATGTGGGCGTGATGCGCGAGGTGGGCATGGTGAAGAGTGTTCACGTCACCCAAAGAATGAAAAGGCAGTCGCGACCTCACCAGCAGCGGGCGGGTTGGAAGCGTTGCAGCGGCAAATGATGGAGCACCTAAAGCAACCCGGCGTCCCCGATTTGGAAGCGACCGTGGACAGGCTTTTGGAGTTATGTGCCGCGGAGAAGCCAGCCGAGCGGCCACAGCTATCGGCGGAGCAGGTGCGGGTAAGTGAAGCCGTGTTGTGGCGAGAGGCCATCTTCACGGGAACTTCTGCTGACCTGATGGCGTGGATAAAGAAACGCTGGCAGGAATTGAATGCCGACGCCCTGCTCACCGGAGAAGCGGAGAAGGTGCCGCCACCACTGACCGTAACGGCCATGAGTTCCAACGAATTTCAGCAGTCTCTTGAAGGTCATGCGGACGATTGCGAATTGCGCCAAGCAACGCTTCCGATGTGCACCGCAGCAGCAATGGACCCTAACAGGAAAATCATGTTCACCTGCACGTGCGGGAAAGTGCTTGCGCCCGCCACACCCGCAGCCTCGGGAGCACCCGACTACACGCCATTCGACAGTGAAATACTGGGATTTGCGCCCGCCGCGCCGCTGAAGGGGGAGAACGCGAAATAACTTGACACTTATCCGTAACCATGCTATCATCCTATTAGCTTTGTTTAGCAATCCTTAACTCTATCTAAAGGGGTGTTATGAAGCGTTCTATAACCTCACTTTTACTCTCATTAGTTCTAATCACATCTAGCTCAATTACCTTATCTGGATGTACAACTTCTAATTTCCAAACTGCTCAAAATGTTTACACGGTAGCTAACATAGCCCTTAACCTTGCTCAAGGGGAATTACCCTTATTAGTAAGTGTAGGGGCTATTAGTCAAGCTGATGAGACTGCGTTATCTAACTTTGTCGGGCTAGCTATTACATTTAATGGCAATTATGAGAGTTGCATTAATAACGCTCAGAATACAATGCTAACTACTAGTAGTAAGTTCGTTGACTGCTTAGGGGTATTTGCTACTAGCTTATCTAGCCCTCAGACATTAGCCTTATTACACGTTGTTAGTGCTAAGGGGCAATCTAAGGCTCAAGCATATGTAGCAGCTATTGTGGCTGCTGTTAATATTGGATTAGCTGCATTTAAGGCTGGACAGGTGGCTGTGCCTACTGTTGCTCCTGTTACGGCTGATATCCAAGTTGATATTAATCAATTCCAAGCTAAGGTTATTGATAATCTCCCAGTTAACCTTAGGCATATAGCTGTAGCTAATGGATATTAAATATGAAATTCTGGCATAAGGTAGGCCACATAGCTGGACATATAGGCTTAGGTGTAGTAGCTGTAGGGGCCTCAGCTGGACCTTGGCTCCCCCCGCCATTTAATATTATAGTTGGAGGGTCTGCTGCTGCATCTATGGCTATATTACACGCTAGGAAGATTAATACCTTACCTGTATTAGAGGTTCCAGGGATAACACCTAAGCTACCAGGGGAGCAAAGTTAACTATGAAATGGGAATTTTGGCCCATAGCCTATTGGATAATATGGGTATTTGCCTTTGTCCTATGGGAGACATATGCTGGGTTTGAAAACATGGGGGCTAAGGATATCCCTATGTTGACTCAGGCTACAGTTAGATATATCCCTTGGTATATAACCATGCCCTTTCTAACTTGGCTATGGATTCATTTCCTTGTTAGGTATCATAATCCTCATTATATCAACTGGCTAAAGACAGGTTCTAACTAAAATGGACGCCAATAGTGAGGCTAGATTAGCTGCTGTCCATCCTATTCTAGCAGCTAGAATCCATCAACTAGTTGATATGTTATCCTTTCCTATTATTGTAACTCAAGGATTAAGGACATGGCCTCAACAGCATAGCTTATATATGCAAGGACGTTCACTCCCTGGGCCAAAGGTAACTGATGCCGATGCTGGATATTCAATGCATAATTTCGGCCTTGCTGTTGATGTAGCTCCTACAGATGGCTTTAAGATAGATTGGGATGGGAAGGATAGTAAGTGGGCTGAGATATTAGCTAAAGCCCCTAGCTGTGGCTTAGCTGAAGGAGCTAAGTGGCGTACCTTCCCTGATGAACCTCATCTATACCCAGTTGAGTGCCCTGCTGACCCGGATGATAATATGAGGGATATAATGGCTAGCTCTGGATTACAGGCTGTTTGGGATATGGTTAACCTTGTTGTTGATTATCCTCAGTAAGCGGTTTATGCCAATCAGCTGTATCATATTGCCTAAACATTTGTGCATCTGGCCTGATTATAAATAGAACAGCCGCAACCGCCCCTCCAGCCATCAACCCTTCAGTTTCACACATATGTTGTAGTTCAAGATGAAACTGATTTTCTATAGCTATAAATAACTGGATATCATCTAACTTAGAGCCAGTTGTATTATACCACTTTTTGACATCTTGGATGAAGTCATTATGCCTCTCAAGTTTAGCTACGTTAACGTGCAACGGTGAGCCTCTTTCTACTAGACCTGTAATGAGAGCTTCATTTACGCCCTTTCTCATAAGGAACTGCCATATCATGTTTACCTGTTGCTCTATCTTCCCCTTCCATCTCTCATCAGCTAGTTCGCGTTCAAAGTTAGATTGCCTTATCAATAACCAACTGGCCGCCACAGCTGCTACAGCCCCAACTACAGCCCCAAGGATAGCATCACCACTCATTATGTCGCTCCTATTAGATGTGGCATATATTAAGTGGTAGATTTAGTCTCGTTAACTTGTCCTGCTCCTACAAATTTAGCGTATTGAGGTGCGAATGTTGCTATTATCCTAGGTAATCCAGCGCCAAGGGCATGGAGAAATCCAAACATCCATTCGTAAAACTGACTAGCATTAGCCCTTGGAGTGGGCATTGTGGCTACAAAGTTGGAGAACAACCACATAGCTAGTGCCCCAGCTAGGTATGGATGCCAATGGATGAAGTTAGTAAACCAAGTCATTGAATGACTCCTGTCGGGGTGATTGGATTTAATATAACCTTAGATGGGATAGTTAAGGCTACTGGCCCTGTTTGGGCTGTTCCACCATTAACTGTGATGGATGTGACTCCTGTTATAGTAGGTGAAACAGGCCATATGACTACATAAGCAGCCCCATTAGTTGACACTTGATATTTATCATAAGCCTCACAATAGATTGTATAACCAGTTGTTGGGGTTGGACAATTAACTGCTAAAGCTGTAGATGGTACAGCTAGAAAGCTAACCGTAGATGGAGATACCTGAGCCTTAGTCTTCCCTATATTATATACTAATAATAAGGCTATAGATATAAGGACATATTTAATGAGCTTCATTTGATACTCCATTTGTAACTATAATTCCTGAGAATATGGTTAATGCTGGACCTGTAGGGGATATACGTGCTATGGCTTGTCCGCTAAGCTGTAATTGGTCGGGATTATTAGCCCCAGGTGAGAAGAAAACTGATACTGAGTCATTACTACCAACAACTGCTGGTGTATAACTAGCGTTAAAAGTACAAGATTGCCCAGGAGTTAACGTGAAACCTGTGCCAGGGATGCCATTTGTAATTGTAGATGGTGAGCCACAAGTATTATTTATAAGCGAGAATACAACACTACCTAGACTAACTGTTAATACAACTAGATTAGCTGTCCCTGTGTTTTGAAGGGTGACACCTATTACCTTATTATTTCCTACTTGAACTTGGCCAAAGTTAATAGGAGATGGAGGAGTGAATGTAGCGATTGGAGAGCTTGGAGTTCCGTAGTAATCCGCAGCATTAAACGATATGCTAGGGCCACTACCGTCTGCTGCTCCTCCCTTTGATAGATAATAAGCAAGAGATGGGATAGCAGCTACATGTCCCGCCCATCCTGTTGTCATAGTTCCACTGACTGGGCATTGTGAGCCTGCTGTAACGGGAACTCCTGCCATTTGTCCTGTGGTATTCCACGTTCCTGTGCAATAGCCTACGTTACCACTAGACACATCAGGGCCGACTGCCGGATAAGGAATGGATACATTCCACCACGCAGGCCTTGTGTTACCTAAATATAGAGAGGGAGGAAGTGGTGGCTGACCTGCTGTTGTGTCTCCTACTACTGGGACAAATCCAGGATAGGTTGAGAACGAAGGCGCGGCCTCAGATATTGAGTTACAATTCCCTGCGCTAGTGAAGTTAGTATTTAGACTATTACCGCACCAGCGAGTTGCATTGGTTATAGAGTCCCAATTACCATAGCGGACAAGGGATGTGCCAGAGAGGGTGTCATTAGGTATTGAGCCTACGTTACCTTGACAGCTAACGCCGATTTGAAAGATATAAATGTGGTTCGATGCAGGAGAGCAGGATGTTGTATATTGATAAGTGTTAGTTGGGAACGCTGGCGTGCCTGTTATGTTAGCAATGTCATTAGCTCCACGCGAACCATAAGAATGTAAAATAGCCATCTGTGTTGGAGATTCAGCAAGCGTAGGTGGAGCGGATACTGTGGAGGTTAGGAAATTTCTAAATAGCGTAGGCGCGAAGGATGAGTTATGAATCCCATCAGCAGCGGCTATTGAATTACCATAATTTCCATCAAATATATTATGGTCAGATGGGCCATGCTCGTTATAGCACTCTTGAAATAGATTTGATGTAGGCGTAGCCTGTAGACAGGTATTATAGCCAACGACACTCCCAACTGCTGGACCATCAAAGCTAAATGGTGTCAATACCTGTTGGATGATATTATTTTGAATCTTAGCTGATGAGCATACAAAGCAACGTATCCCATAAGGATTAGCACTTCCTCCAATATGATAAACATAGCTATCCTGAACGTCATAATTAAGGAGATAAGCCCCATTAAAGCCATAAGTAAATGTATTAGCTATCTTAACTCCACTTGTCCAACCTTGATAGACACCAACTGCTGCAACCCCGACTGGTGTGGTAACACCTGTTCCATCTATAGATAGATTCTCTAATCCTAGCTGTACAGCTGGTGTATAAGCATAGACATCAGGAGTATTAGATACAGGGATATTGGTTGGAATAATAGGAGGGGTAATGGTTAAGTTTGTCCCTGAGATATTAGTTACAGCAACGAGTTGAACCTGCTGCCTACCTGTGTTGAATCCATTTCCTCCGTCTTGTGATAAGCCATTTGGGTTATTACAACCTGATGTTGAATATGCGTCACCTGTATTGAACCATTGACTGTTGTCTATAGCACAGCCGCTAGCAGGGTCACCGGAGTATCCAGTATCAGCCACGTTTAATAGAAGGGCTGTAGTGGTTGTAATTCCAGTTGAGCTACCAACACCAATAGTTGTTGAGCCTTGGGGGAAGCCACTTGTCCATGTTGTTGTCTGTGTCCCAGCATTCCCTGATGGAGTGCCTCCCTTCATACAAACTAGTGATGGTCCAAAATTACCACAGGACACACCCGGACTTCCGGTGAAGGTTAGGAAGGTGCTGTTTGCTCCGCTCCCCCTAAGAGCTAATTTATTTAAGCCAGTTGGATATGAAATACCAGTGCTTAATGAAAATGTCCCCGGACCTAGGAGCACATACTGATTAGCTCCACAAGCAGCTAGAGCATTATTAATAGTAGCTGCTGTCCCGGTATAAGCAGCAATAGTTGACCCGCATTGAGTCCATGAAGCTGAAGGGATAGTGAATCCTGCCTTCGTCCAGTCGGTATAACGCCCAGAGGTGATAAGCCCGAGTTCTGGGCTATTTGGTAGTAATGGAAACATACTCGCGGTACATCCAATCCAGCATGTCCATATGTCTGAGAATTGCATATGGTGACCAGATGAGAGGGCTGCTGCATTGCCGTTACCTAAAGTTTCGTAAGCGATGGATGCCCCAGCAGGGACACTGGAATCCTCTTCACCAATTAGATTAAGATTACGGTCATAGACAGCTAGACGAACACAATCAGTGTGATTAGAATTAACACAAGCTGCCCCAACTAAATGCTGCCATGCTATTAGGACTGTATGCCCTGGGGTATATGGGATTGTTCCCTGGCAGGGGCCAGTACAGGCCTCAATACCGAAATTCTGTGTCGTCCCATTATTTGAGTTATAATTAGCTAGACGTGAATTACCTCCTATTACTTGAAGGAAGTCATTTGATGTCCCAAATGCATCAGTAACAGGGATATTAGATGTAAACCAAAATGACCCCATCGTAAGCGTGCCTACCTCGTTTGGACTACGCAGGAAGATAATCTGATTACCTTGACCATTACCCTGTGTTGTAGAATAATCAAGCAATAAGCCGGAGTGCATAGAGGCTGGAGGGCCTCCATCAGTTGCTACTGTAGCGTTTGAATAGGTTAATGTGGAGTTGCTATTGGATATAGCTGTAAATGGCGTCTGACCTGAGAAGCAACAGGTCCCTAGTGTCCCATATAGGGCGTTGCCCATATCAGTAGGTGTAGGAGCAGAGCCGACTGTACCATGTGAAAAGTTCTCAAAGTTGATAACTTGTGCCATTAGGCTAATAGGGAATAGGAATAATAAGAGTAGTCGTCTCATTTGAATGTCGCCGTGTCGAAGGCAACTGTATTCCCGCTGCTGTTGCCTGTCGTTAGAGTTGAAGTCACCGAGGATTGCGTTGTTGTGTATATCTTATACTCTGTGGCCCCAAGCATTGAACTACACGCACTAGCGATGTTAGCTAGAGTGAATCCACTACCTGCTGAACCTGTCCATGAAGGACCACAATTTGTATCATCTGCCATCGAGGATAAAGCTACTTCATTCGCAACTGCGGTTGAATATGTATTAGAGGTAAGCGTTGCACCAGCCGTTCCTGTAATCCCCGTTGGATGGGCATCAGCACAGCTTGATGTGACTGAATGATTGAACGCGCTGATTGTGACCGTTTCATCTTCTGCCCCATTTAGAGTTACTGTGAAGAAACGTGTACTCGCCGCAGCATTGCAGGTATACCAAAACTGTGTGTTAGGTGACCCCCCTGATGCTAGCTTCGTCAATGATGACCATGTGCTCGCGGAACTACTACATGTCGCATTGGTTGTACTATCACAAATACTTGATACAATAGTGCCCCCGTCGCCTCCTGTTGTTACACTAAGGACGATGAGGCTGGTTGAACTGATAGCTGAACCGAAATCAAGTGGCCCGATGGGGCTAGCTGTTCCGCTATCAAATGACTTTGTACCAATAACAGATATTGTCCCTCCTCCACCGCTCGAACGCACAGGCCCAGGTCCAGGGAGGGACGGCCCTTGAGTTAATAAGATAATAGATAAGATAATAAATCTAATCATCTTACAACCTTCCAGTTTAGGGTTAAGGGGCTAGGAGTTATAGAGCTAGCGGTTGAATTACAAACCTTAAAGTTGACATTATTAGCTGTCGGATAGGGGTATATTGTTAACACCGCTCCAGTTGCACTGGCCCCATAGCCTGTTATAGCTGTCGGGTCACCGTTAAAGCTAGTTGTTAGAATATCAGTCGTTAACACTCCTGTAGCGGATACAGTTACAACTGTAGCACAAGAGCCCGAGGTTATGGCTGAAGTCCCCATTGCTGCTGTGCCGCTAGCTATCTTAGTTGCTATATTAGACGGAGCGATAGTAAATTGAACATATGTTAATGCATCTGTTCCTATTGTATTAACTGTTGAGGTTAATAGCCATGAGGTTGAGGCATTAACTGTCCCGCTTTGTACTGGGATTGCCCCTGTTGTGTTGATATCTGATGGTTGGTCATAATCAAGGGCGCGAGTGAATACAGGGGATATGCCAGTTGCTCCTACTACTGTAGCTGTATATACACCGTTTTGAAAGGCTGATGTCTGGTCTTTTAATAGGACTCTCTGCCCAACCGTGTTAATTGCTATCCCATCTAAGGTAAAGGCTCCGGTTGTAGTTATTGTGAATGTAGCCCCTATACCTGATGCCCCATTACTGTATGTTCCAGTTAGGTTAGAGCCTGTTGTTGCAGCTAATACAGCTACAGCTGGGTTGACAGCTGCTATAGCGTTATTAACTGCTGTTGTCACAAAGGCATCAGTGGCTACATCAGTTGTGCTATCTCCAGCAGATTGAGTAGTAGCTGTTGTAGTGTTAGCTATAGCCCCAGCTGGGATATTAGCATATGTTATGGTGCAAGATGAGCCTAATGTACAAGTTTGAGTGTTAACCGTCGTAGATGGATTAGCTAGATTGGCATTAGGGATATTTGTGGGAAGGTCAGCTACTACTAAACTATTAAACCCAGCTGCTCCCGCCACACCTGATGGATTTCCCCAATACTTATGTGCCCCAGTAGAACCACATATAGAAGCTGTAACGGCCCCAGCTGATGCACTATTACATAATAAAGCCCCGTCACCTGAAAAAGATGAAACACCTGCTGATGCTCCAATAGCTATTCTAGCTAACCATAGACCCGTTGCATTTTGGGATAAAGTAACGTATTGCCCATTGGTTAAGGTAAATGATGTCTGAGCGTCCAGGTTAGTTGACCCATTAACTATGGTTATAGTATCACTACCTGACCTAGTTAAAGTTAACGTCCCTGCTCCATCATCAAATATTGTTGTGACTAATCCATTACATCCGGTAGCGGAGGATAATGGGATAGTTATAGCTGATGCACCAGATTGGAATCTAATAGTCTTAGTTCTATCTATTATAGATGAGGATGTATCACAAGCTATTAGATAAGGAGTAGTGGATACAGGAGAATTAGGGCTATCAACCATTGATGGAGATAGGAATGATGGAGCGGAGCCATTATTAGCAACGGGCACTTGACCAGCTATAGAGCTACATACTGAGCCTAGTGAGCTAGTCGTAGGCCAATCAGTTAAGCAGTTTTGCGTCCCTGTTCCAATGCCAGTGTTAACGCATGATGCTCCTGAAGGTAATATACAGGATAATTGATGAGTAGCAGAATTAGCAAACCAACGCTCAAACCCTGAGGTTGGATTAGCTGGAGTAGGGGTTTCGAAGATATCAGCATATTTCCCTAGAAGATATATATCACTCCACAAGAAGTTATTTTTAACTCCAGCTAACCCACCCCCAGCTAGGTTAGGTTGACTATTAAACCCGCAAGTTTGTCCTTGCCACGTCCAGGTTAGAGTCCCAGCAGGAGTGGTATGGACACAGCTTACGCCATTTACTTCTGGAAGGTTGTTGCCATCAAAATACCAATTATAACTAGCGTCAGAAACTAACGCAGGAATACTAATATTAATTTGCTGTGTTGCGCCATCTACCGTACAGGAATTAGAAATAGGTGATACTAAACTCTGCCCTCCATTAGGATAAATAGCCGAGTAAGAGAAGCTATGTGCTCCAGCAGAAGGGAAGGGTGGGCCAGCAGTTATAACCGCGCAGGTAGGAGCGGCAATAGGCCCACCAATACTAGGGTCAGTAAAGAATGAATACCCAGGACCTAAATCTGTCTGCATGTAAAACTGTTGAAGGCCCTGATTAGAGTTATATGTCCCATCATTAATAAGGCCATTTCCCTGGGCGACATAACTTGTATTGACACCCTGTTGAGGGCCAGGATTAAGGCCATTAGTTACAAGAATGCTTGTTCCTGTAATTTGAGGTATTCCGCTTGAGGGGGTACTTGCACTAATACCTAACTGTAAGAACCCTTGCCCAAGGTGGGTTACTATTGGCTGAGCACCAGTGTCCTCGATAATCCCAATTACATTTAATCCTACTGTCCCTCTTGTAGTAAAAAGGGACATAGACGCAGCTTGGTTCTCTAGTTTCTGGGTGACAGATACACCCGTTATAGTACATGTAGGACAATTAAGGAATGCGAATCCTCGCCCTGCTCCCATTAAAGTGTCAATATTAACTTCACCATAATTATTACTAATAATTAAGGGAGTTGTTCCTTGAGAGACTCCTTTAGTGAAGATTCTATTCATTACTATCCCGGCGGCTGATGCGCCAGCTTGGGCTTGTGTTAATAACCTTAATGGAGTAGAGGTAAAATCATTCCCTGCCGAGGCTCCAAGGAGTGCGATATCCTCTAATATCCCAGTTGGGACGCCTCCAGTGATAAATAAGGCTTGGGTATTAGTCCCTAATGGATTGAGGGAAAGTTTACGAAATACAGGGTTACGCCCCCATATTCCAGGCTTTGCGCTATTAAAGGTAATATTTATTAGGCATTCAAGGGAGAATGATGTACAAGATACAAATGTTGTATCCCCATCTATAACATTCCCATTGGTTAGAACTGTGCCTCCAAAGTATGGGTCTGAGGATATCAATAAGCCTGTCCCGTTAAATGGAGAGATATCAAGTATAGAGTTAGTGGCGAAATTACTAGAGGCTACAGCAGGGACATGAACCTTCCCGTGATTAGCAGCAGCAAAGGTGAAGGCGGCGAGATAATTAGCTGTGTTATCAGCTACGATAGTGCTAGATGTTGTAGAGTTACTTGGTGCAAGGCAAAGGGTAAGGGAAGTTGTCCCAGCACCAGCACAGATGGTTGTGATTAATGAATCATTTACAGCAGCATTAGGAGGAGTATTAGGGATATAAAACGGTCTATTAGAGGCTGTAGTATAACTAGTCCCCCAATCATCCCATGTCATGTACCAGACATCTAGATTGCCTGAAACCACCATCCCAGATAGGTCTACATAAGTCTCAGCGCCAGAGGAGCCTCTATGGATTGCATATTGCCAAACTCCAGCTGGAGGAGATTGGCCTGCTATTACGATGTGATTCCCTTGCTTGTAGCTGACTGTCCCACCTGTAGCTGTTACAGATGAAGCACCTGTTCTAGTATCTCGTTGAAACTGGTAAGTGAAATGAGTATTATCAGGAGTTGAAACTACAACGTGTGAACCCCCATATTCAGAGTCAAGTGTGGTATTACGGATATCAATCTCAGCCCCAGGAGCCAATGTATGGGCTGCTGTTGTTTGGCAAGTAATAAGAGTATTAAGGCTACGAACACAGTTATTTAAGGTGTTAGATTGAGGTCCCCTTGTTTGTCCAGTTACACAAGTTTCAGGGCTAGCTGCTGTGATTCCATAGCCTTTGTCTATGCCTGTGAGAGTATAACAGGTAGTCTCAGAGCCTCCAGCAGGACACGGGACGACAATCCCTGTTCCTGTCGGGCCAGCAGCAAGCACACAAGTAACAACTGGGGCGCTGGGAGTTGCCATTGTGTTCGTTGGACCAGCACCTATAACTTGGACTCCTTGCCCTTTTACAAAGGTAGAAGCAGCGGAAATAGATAAGGCTGGATTCCCTGCTGTAGCTGTAGCGGTTATTCCAGGGAGATAAGGTGTAAATGATGTATTCAAGGCTACAGCACCAAAGCTAGTTATATCTACATATGGGTTTGGTCCCTTTGAGGCTGGGATATCCTCATTTATGGTTAGGCCATTAGATAACTCAACTATATTTGTAGGCTGACAGGTCCCAGCACTAGCTCCTGAGGCTTGTACTGTCCCTTGATTACCTGATGTGGTGCAACCTGAGGGGCTGGCAACGGCACCCCATACCCCAGCTTGACAGGTATATAATGTCCCAGTGCTAATAACTTGTTGAGGAGTTGAGCCAGCTACACAAACTCCAGTTGGGGGTACGGCAACGTTAACTATCCCACCTGATGCTGAGCCTGCGCCTTCCCAAGGGGTCCATAAGTTTAATGCTGGACTATAGACAAATGCAACAGGTGAACAAGCATTAGGGTTAAGGTTAAAGGAATAATTAGACGGGAGAGTAACATTAGCTGGCCATACCATTGGGTAGTTGCCAGTTGAATTTTGACATATGTTAAATTGAAATATATTAGTGGTATTAGGCTTAGGGACTGTTATAAAAGTGGAGGCTGTAACTGGTTGATTTAGGGTATAGGTAAAGGTGGTATTGGAATTAGAGTTAAATACTGGAGTGGCTGAGCCTGATACTGTTATAGGGACAAACGCCCCACCCCCAGATTGATTAGGTAACAAGGCTGCTGCGGCTTGCAACGGGGCTGAGATATCCATTACCCCGCTATTACAGGTTACGGGTATGTTATCAATACAGTCTATTGGAGATTGATATGTGAATGAAGTAGCTCTATCTTGATATAATATAGTAAAACGCCAACTAGTCCCAGTAGCTCCGCTGCTAGCCCCAATTTGTTGGTTATCAGCTACACTTAATGAGAAATGAGCAAAGCTATCGGTCCCATATCCAGTTAGGTTAGTTTGAAAGGTTGAACCATATAATAAGGGTAATTTACCACTTGTACCTGGGTCCTGAAATGTTGCACCTACTTGGCTATTGACATATAAGGCTCCAGTAGGGTCTTTAACTGTGGCTACGATTGTAACATAGCCGTTTTGAGCCTTGGTTATATCAGATAGGCTTAGTAATAGGATAGCTAGATAGATTAGCTTTTTCATATTTATAATTAGGCAGCGTCATATCCAGTCATTGATACAGCTTCCACGTTAGTTGCTACAGGTGCTCCACTAAACTCAAGCGTCATAGCATTACCGTTTGTTCCTCTAATTAATAGATTAGTTAGGTTAACTTCCCATATTGCACCCGCTGGCAGGACAACTTGCTTAGACCATAATATAGTCCCTGCTCCACTTGCTCCATCCCTTAAGTTAAGCTGGATTAAGGTCTGTCCAGTAACAGCTGATAAGGTAGCTGAAATAGATGTGCAAACGTGAGCAAAGGCAGCATTGGCAGCCTTAGTACAAGTGGCTTGGGCTGATGCGGCTGGGGTGCTATTGATTGACCAGTCTGGAGGGCCAAATCCCATATTATCTACCTGCCTTTCTACTTTTTGCTCTCTTCGGTAACCCCTTACGAGGGGTACTTGCAAACTCATGTAACTGCTTGTGGCTCATCTTTAATAAGCCTTTGTTCTTACTATTTAGCTTACTTGGATTATGTTCAGCTATTGCCATAGCTGTTTGTTGGGCTTGTGATGTAGCTGGCATTATTGCTCACCCTTAAACCTTTGCTGCTCTTGATATGCTCCTAATCTTTGTGGTTTAGGAGCTAGCTTGATATCTCGTGACAGGCGTTCTAACTGCATCTCCTTTGCCCTTTGTAACACAGCCCTAGTTAATTGATGAGATAAGCCATAATCCTGAGCTTGCTGGATATAAGCTGATGTTTGACGTAATATCTCCATTCTGTCTGCTTCTGACAGATTAGGTTGAGTTAAGTTTACTTGTAGTTCAGCCAGCCTGTCCACAAAGAAACCTCTTTTATCTTTGGCTTGTTCTACCTGATTTCGTATATACTCATGAGCGTCACGTTCCCTAGCTACCCTTAATGGGGTGATACCAGCTAATAACTCAGCCCGTTCTTGAGTTGATAGGTCTGATAGTATAACCGCACCTGTGCGGGGGTCAATTAGATATGGTCTACCTGTAGATAGCCTAGTTGCCTCGTCATATACTCTACGGGCCTCAGGGGATATATTACGAATAGCTGTATCTAAGGTATCCTGTGCTTCACGAGATGGACCCTTAATTACCTTTTGAGCTAACGCATTCCCCATTGCTATTGCATCTGATAACGCAGGCCCACCTAAGCCACCTAATGGGGTTTTATCCCTGCTTATTGATAGGTCACCTAATCCAACGCCTGATGGGACATCCATTCCCAGTAAGCCAAATACTCCCCTAGATGCTATTGGAAATTTACGTTTGATATCAGTTTCTACATCCTCACCTGTTATATTATAAGCTAGGTTTAATAATGACCTTAACATTGGAAAGCCAGTGAAGCCTATTACGCCAATAGCAGCCATGAAACGAGCGATTTCAGGTCCGCGCAAGCCAGTGGTAAATTGCATAGTCTTAAGCATGAAGTTCTTAAATTGAGATACTGGTCCTGGTAACTGGCGAAGGAATGATGCGTTATCAGATGGGGTATAATTACCTGTTGTCCTATCCATTACATCCCTAGCATAGTTACGTGCGCCTTCAGGCGTATAACCTCTATCTATCCCTTGAAGGAAGGCACCAATAGCGGCTGTCCTACGAGTGAACTCAATCCCTGTTGTGAATGGGAATAGGCCTACATCACGTAATATAGAACCAGTCCCTTTAGCCCAATCTATTGGAGTTGAACCATGACCAAAATAGTTACCAGCATAACTACGGATACCTTCTATCTCAGTTGCGTTGACCCCGTGGGTTATGCCTAGGTCCTTGATTAGGCTATCATAATGACTATCATAACTATGGGCCATTCCCCTTAATGTGTCTACTTCACCTAATACGGGATAAACCCCCCATAATGATTGTAGTCCATGACTTAATACCCTAGCTGGGTTAAATCCAAGTTTAACAAGGGCCATTATAGATTGTATAGGCTTATAGATATTATTAATAGTATTAGGGTCCCAGCCTAATTGGTTAAGGGTATAACGTATAGCGGCGTCAGTTGCTCCGGGTTTGCCTTCTAACCCTTCTATTGCGCTATCAACACGGGCTAGTATGTTCCCATATTGCTTAGCACTCCAATAGTCAACTAGAGATGGAAACTCAGACATACGTTGAGCAGCTGGCATACCTGCTAGGTTGGCTATTGCATTCCTGGCTTTCATTAATAGTTGACGAGCGGGGGCTAGTTGGATATATCTTTCAGTAGCTAATAGGCTAGCTTCAAAGTTATCCCTATCAGTTGCAAAGCCAGCTAGATTGCTCTTTCTAGGTAAGGCTGCGGCTAATTGTCTACTTGCAATTTGTCTAGGCCCAAATGCCTTAGCTCCAGCGTCAGCATATAATTGTTTAAGTATATCCTCAGGGTCACCACCTCTAACAACCGTCTCACCTGCTTCCTTAATCTCCTTTGTTAGGTCCATTAATCTTTGTCTATCAGCTAGGTTTTTACCAGGGAGGGTGACGGTGTCCTGCTGGATTCTAATTTGAGCAGATGGATTATCTTTTAGATATTGGATAGCCTTATCGTTAGCCTCATTTCTAGACTCTGCACGCCAGCCTGTTTCAATAAGCTCATATGTCTCATTTCCACGTTCATCTACATCAACTAACTTAGATATAACCCATGTACCAGGGAAAGCATGATGATAATAACCTGTTTGCTTACCCCAATCATCCGGGACCCATTCAGCTGCCTTTTCAGGGCTTATACCTCTATTTAATAACTCCTGACGCTTAGCTTGGATTATCCCCATTCTCTGTCTATCTAATATTTCCCTTGATTTAAGGTAGGCTTGTTTAATATTAGAAGGGGTATCAGCAGGGATATTATCAGGGGTTATTTCAGGATTATCAAGTAATGGGACAACTTTATTAGACCATTCATCCCTACTTACATATTTCTTAGCCCCTGATACATAATCAGCCATTGTATCCATCTGATTTTGGACAATAGCCTTGGATACATCACTCATCTTAGCTGCTATACTAGTTAGAATAGGCCCAAGTGGATGACCGCTATTATTCAGCTGTCTAGCTGTTTCAGCTAACCCACCTAGCCATCTGCTTAATAATGATATATCCTTACCCTTTTCTACTATATGTATCCCACCTGTCTCAGCCATATCATTATCAATAACTCTAGATATAACAGGCGGGGCTGGGGCACCTGCGCCTTCCGGTTCTTCCGTTGCGCCAAGTGTAACTTCCCTGGAAGGTTGCTCCAGACTTGCAGGTGCCGTCCCTTCACCACCTCCTATAATATGGGCATATTGAGGGTAGATAGCCTTAAGCTGGTCTAGAGAGGCGTCGAGGATTCCTTGGCTGGCAGGCCCCTCATCTCCCGTGTTGACGGGACCTGTGCTTGCAGCTGCTCCAGTTGTTCCTTCTCCCCCGGTATTTCCGCTATTGTCCCGAAGATTTTCTTCTGCAATGAGCGGTGTTTGAGTAGGTTGCTCAATCTGGCTTGGGGAGGTTGGGATTGGTCCTGTAGTATTAGCCCCTTGCTGTGTAATAGGATTCGTCTCAGCTTCGGTAGCTGAAGGCCGGATGTTGGTCCTATCATTCTTTCTCTCCTCTAGTTTATCAGCTATAGCTGATATATTAGCTAATAGTCTATCTCCTGGAGTTTTAATTAGCTCCCTGGATACATCATGGGCATCCTGCACCCCTTGTAGGTCACCTGTTTTAACAGATTGTTCAAGGTGATTATTAACTATATCATGTAAATCAGCCCTATCTTGGATAGATAGATTATCTGGATGCCCAGCCATAGCCCCATGAGCGGCTATTGTTGTCATTAAGGCTCCAAGGCCAGTTGATGTTAGGCCTTCAGCCCTATCAGGTGGAGTTAGGTTATCCCAGTTATTTATTAGGTTAGATAAGTTTTGAATAGTCCCAGCACCCATTTGGGTAGCAAAACCAGCACTCATTAGCTTCTCAAATATAGGACTAAGGGCTGCTTTACCAAAGAATGGCCAGTTACGCGGGTCGGCTACCGCTCCACCTAATGTCCCTCCTATACCACTCATTACACCGCTAACAACTGACCTTTCTTGTTCTGGTATTCTACCTTCAGGTGTAAGTTGAGATGGGCCACCCACTGGCTTATCACCCATCCCATACATTGCTTCAAAGTAATCCCTAGCTAATTCAGTTCCCTTTGCCCCTGCTTTATTAAATGGAGCTATGGCATAGTGGTATGTATTCTCAAGGGCTGACTCAAACCATTGTGGATAAGGTTTAGTATCCTGTGGAGGGTTATAATATTCGTGGATAATATCTTTAGATTTATCAGCTAAACTATCCGGTTTAGAAGGGACAAATCCAATATCAGCCCCTTGAGCCTGTATCCCAGGGACAAACCCAACATCAGGCTTAGATGGGACAAATCCGATATCATCGGCCATAATTTACCTTACTGTGGAGCTTGCTTATACCCTTGAGATAAAGCTGCTGGTAAATTAGCCTTAGGCACCATGCCCATAACACCTTGAGGGGAGATAACAGGGACCATATCCCCTTGATTAATATTAGCCGATGGCTTAGTTGGGCTAACAGGGGTTATGGAATTAGGATTACGCCGTTGTCTAATCTGAGCTAATATAGCTTGTTCCTGGGATTGGATATCCATTATATTAGGCATATAGCGTTGAGATATAGCTTGCTGCTGCTCTGGGGTAAGGGCGTTAGCCATCTCCGCTTTCATTAAGCCTAATAATCCATTATATTGAGCCTTTAATGGACCAACCTGAGCGTTATAATCCCTCATCTCCCCTGGGGTTAGACCAGTTAGGTCTTTTGGATTACCTAGTCCACTTGCATATCTAAAATATCCCCCACGTCCAACTGTCTCCCCATATAACTGTTCAGCCTTCTTAATAGCTGCTTGTCCCTCTAATCCATATTCATCATGGGCTAGGTCAAGAAAGCCACGCATCTGGTCAGCCCCACCTTGATAGTCCTTGGTCATTTTGAATACTATCTGCTTGGCTTGGGTAGAGGTAAACATAGGGCTACCGTCATCTTTTTTCTCATTAATTAAAGTTTGATAACGAGCCATCTGTGCTTCTAAACTATCAGGGGGTGTACCAGTTATAGGGACAACACGTTTATTCTGCCCTTCAGGGAGTTGGTCATTATAGAAAGTACGACTATATAGATTAGTCTTAGGGTCTATAGTTAAGCCAAGGTCCTTCCAGCCAGATTGTAATATCTGCTGACGATAGATATCATTACGTTGGCCTTCTAATGACCCTTGCTGTTGAAGTTGATTATAACGAAATTCCATCTCCCTAGCGGCGTTTTGTTCGACAAAGTTCTGTTGTCTGACTTTTAAGGCCTCGTTAAGGGCTTGATTAATCCCCTGACCTGCTTGTTCGCCAGTTTCACCTAGTCCAGATGCGATAGCTTGGAAGGCTCCCATATCTATTGCCCTCCTCCAGTTAACCCGCTGCCTGTGAATTGCTGCATTAGATTACCCATTATACCATTTATATCTGAGCCTGAACCACCTGAGATAGGAGCCTGAGTGCTGGTATCCCCAGTTGGCTGGAATGGGCCATAGTTAATAAATGGCTGCCCACTTGAATTAGGGTTAGTAGGGTTCATAAATGTTCTGGATAAGGCTTGAAACAACTGATTCATATTAGTCGTCTGTGGATATGGGCCAAATGGACTAGGCTGAGCTTGGATAGGTAGCCCTAATTTTTGGAATAAAGCCTGTTGAGCCATTTGTTGTTCTTGTAATTGGTAAGGAGCTAACCCTTGAGCTAAGGCTTCAGCTTGGATGCCAGGGGCTTGGGATAACCCACGTTGAGCTAGATTCCCTTGGACTACATTTCCAACGCTATTAATTAAATTAGATGATAAGGGTTGTTCAAGCTGGGTTATCTGGCTAGCTACCTGTCCAGGGGTTAGGTTATTATAGGCATTCATCCTATTTACTTCAGCACTTAATACACTATTCCTAGCGTTATTAGCTTGGATATTACCAATTAAACCAGCGCCAGCGGTCCCAAGGCCAGCGTATGGAGCTATCCCTTTAAGGAAGCCAGCTAGTCCACCGCCATTATCCCCACTATTAGCTAAGTTAGAGAAAGCTGATGTTATAGCATCCATATTTATCCTGTCAAGCCTGGACTAGGGGAACCAAATCCACTTGTCCCACCAAAGGTGTTATTACCTTGTCCTAAGAACTGTTGGACTAGTTGCTGTAGTTGTTGACTATTACCTATACCTGGATTGCCGCTAAATGTAGATGATAAAGTTGAATAGGCATCTGGGCTTAACCCTCCTCCTGTATCATATTGTAGGTTAGGTAATAATTGAGCGGCCCCTTGTGCTTGTTGTTGGCGTTGTTGGGTGGCTTGTTGAACGGCGTTTTGACTAATCTGAGCAGGTGTCTGTTGTTGAGGGCTAGATGGCTGATTAGATAAATCAAGGCCAATAGATGTCCCTGCCGTTACGCCAGCAGCGATTAAAGGGATAAATGGAACTATAAATGGCATCTCTTATCTATCCACCTTACCATTTAATAGCTGTAGGCCCAGTTACCATAATATGACACCCTCCAGCTGATATTCCCCCAGCTTTTTTTAATATATCAATAAGGCTAGCCTCAGCTGGACGTGACTCATCTAGGAAGCTGGCGTATCTAGTATAACCACGACTAGACATAGCTGCAAGGCTTTTCCTAAATAGACCTACTAAAACTGTCTTGGGAGCTGATTTAATTGCGTATATCCTAAGTAGGATGACTATCCCATGAGCGGGGGCTGTGACAAACATAGCTACCGGCTTATCATTATATCTATTATAGGCTAACCATATCCAGTCATGTTGGATTAAATGGCTGTCTGGGATTTGTTGTCCTAGGTCTGGTAATGCCTCACCTTTGATTAATGTTCTAATATAATATGACCCACAATAAGCTGGGATTGACTCAGACTGTTGATGTAATAGCTGTAATACTTCTAACATAATATCAAGTCAACCTTGGTGGAACAACTGAATCAGTTGGGTCAATCCCATAATCGAAACTATCAATCTCAACTGGCCCACTACCTTCTATATCACAATGGATACTTATCCCTGATTGATTGATAGCTAATATAGCTACAAATAATCCAGTTGAGCCTATTGGATAGACATTAGGATTATCATCATATGATATCTCATCTTGGATTACTATACCAATGTCCCCTAGTTGACTAGTTGGGTTATAGAATTTACCCCTAATAGATAGCTGTTTACAATAGAACCTAGACTCAGGGGCTTCTTTATTAATTACCTCAGGGGTTTCAACAGACCAATTAACGGGAGATGGGCCGGGAGTGTCAATGCTATTATCCCACGTTGAATCACCTGCGAAACAGCGATGTAAGCAGCCATCGTCAAATGTACCCATTAATGTAACAGCTGTTGTTGTGGTTGACCTAGCTTGATATAAGGTTGAGATAGCAAATGGTGGGGTGACTATCCCAGCCCAGCATTTAAGAACAAGGTCAAAGCATACTATCTCAGTTAGCTTACCATTACTGTTACCAACTGGAACAGCACATACATACATAGGAGGGTAGACGGTTTGGCTAGCCCAGCTTATTGATACCCAGTTGAAGTCTATAGATGTGATATCTAATGTATCAGTATCATTAGTCGGGAAGATAAAATCCTTAATATCCTCACTCATTACCTTATCATTTATCCCATCAAATAAGGTAAAGCCTAGATGACTAAATCTAATCAAACCATAACCAGTTAGGAATTGAATAGTACGAGGAGCCGTGCAGCCTAAATCAGATTTAATACGTTGAATAAGGAAATTAGATGAGCCAAATACTCCAACGATTTGATATCCACTATAATTTTTGAAGGCAATTAATGAGCCTTCAGGTGGGATACCAAATCCAGTTATGGTAAACGCTCCAAGCCCCATCCCTTCAGACCCATCATCTTTATCAATGAAGGCTTGATTAACTGGGTTCCAGCTGTTTATATTACCACTATCACACATCCTAAGGGCTGTTGGACCATCTAAGCCGTTAGTTGTATTAGTATACCATGTATTCCATGCCCATAGTGAGCCTGAATAAACTGTGAAATGGCCACAGCCGGGGGGTGGAGGAGCGGTTGTGTTGGTTAGGCCAGCTTCTTGCCAGATAACGGTGGCATCTGTTACCTGTTGACCAGTTACAGTTGGAAATGTAGGTTGGGTAGCACCTGATATCCCACCTTGGATACATTTATAATAATGGCCATTAGATACGGTAGGGGTTACGATATCTCCAACTAAATAGGTTATACCTGTAGCCCATGTTGGATAAGCAGTTGTGAAAGTGGATATAATAGGCGTTGTGGTAATGGTCACAAATCCACCTGCTGAGGCAGCTTGACCAATGGCTAAATGGTTATAAACTTTAATAGTCCCAGGGCTAACTGATATGGTAACAAATGTCCCGTTATATGGACCAAGAGGGACACCAGACACTATAATTGACCCACCTGTTTGACTAGCTACAAGGTTATGGGCAGCAGTTATAGTCACAACACCATTAGCATCAACGGATATAGCTGTTATGCCTGAGATATTAGCTGGGTTGGTTACAGTTCCGGTTGCATCTCTATAGACTTGAGGGGGTAATGTATTACCTAAAGCTATAGCTATTTGATTATTAAACTGAACCATCTGAGGGATAAGGGACACATTACCTGGGACACCTCCAGATGGAGTAGAGTTTTGAGGACCACCTGCTCCTCCTGTTCCACTACCTGTTCCCCCACCACCACCTCCTCCACCACCAACACCTGGGGCTGGCCTGACATCAGCCGGGAATAAGGCCACTAAATTACTATTATTATACGCTATCCCTCCAATAGATGATGGCATTTTATATAAGCCAGTTTGTTGAGTTGTATCAACAGCTGGAGGAGGGGATACTACAGTTACCGTCCCAACTATAGAGCCATAACTATTAACACCTAATAAATTAGCTGTAGCAAACGATGTAGGGGAATAGACAGCTGTTACTATATGTAACCCATCTAATGTTCCTGTTGGAGGAAGGACGATACCTGTTCCAGCGACTAATATTTGGGTTCCTATATTAACATTTATAGGATTAGGCATGAGCCAAATTACATTAGGTGATGCCACCCCATGTATAGCATCAACTATATTCATAGCCCCTGAGGTTGATGCCCCAGTATCTATAAATGAGGCTGTTAAATTGCCTACTCCAACCTGAGGAACAGGTAATCCAGCCCCACTTAATAATGTCTCTCCTCCACTTGCTGTTCCCCTATATATGTTATATCCTTGGGCATTGGGGACGATATTCCAAGTTAGGGTGTTAGAGCCATTAGCTCCAGTTGCGATATTAGCCTCATTAGAGGCTATTGTCTCTCCTCCTACGTTATCTATTGCTGTTACTTTATAGAAATAGTTACCAGCAGCTAGGCTACCTCCACCTGCTGTGGTTAAGGTTAGATTTAATGGAGGGCCTAGAGGGATATCAAGAGCCTTCATTATTCTCATATAATATGGAAGGACACTAGTTGGGGAGAATAAAACCTCACACATAGCCCTACCGCGATTAGCGATTGGGATATCATTGAATGCGTTAACTATTTGGCTTCCATCACAGGTTACTAGCCCTCCTCTACGGGTTAGGACCATGTTATTTAACCTAGGAACTGTCCCTTGAGGTTGGTTAGTACGAGTGGTTGAGGAGTTAAGTCCTTTAAGGAAGGAGGTAAATGGGATGGATTTGAGAGGCATATTAGTCAGCAGCTATTTGAGATTGTCTACGTTCGAGTTCGTGAGGACACTGTTTACCCCAACGACGAGCGTAATTACAATTCATACAAAGTAAACCATATTCGTCTTTAGGGAACCCAGCACGAATTACATCTAGGTACCATAGTTTAGCTCCTCTGCGTAATCTTCTATGTTCTGCTCCATTATCCTTTTTATGGTGAAGAGTAAGAAACGCTTCGTGTGTCTCTCCGCAGCATTCACACACTCTACCGTAAGCCTCAAATATCATCTGCTTATAACGCTGACAGCGATTAGTAGTTATCCTCTTTTCTTTAGCTCTAAATTTTTCGAGGTTATTATTCCTCAGCTTCTTCATATAGGCAGACCAACACAGCTTACATTGTCTCATATTTCTAGCAATAGTAAATGCGGTACGCCTTATATTATCCCCAAGTAAAAGATGGCCATTCTTACAATATAAGCTACTAAAGTATTGATTCGACACAACTTAGCTCCTAAGGAACTATTATTCGGCCCCCGGAACTCGCACTAGGATATCCGTCACCCGCAGGAGTTACGCTTCCAAGTTGTCTAGGGCCAGCTGTTTGTCTAGTCCCTCTCATATAGTCTTTAAGAAAACTAGTGAATTTTTGTAAATATTCCTTAGCCTCAGGCCCCTTTCTTTCTCCTTCACGGGCCTTACCTATGATATAATCAACTAAGGCTGGACGCCAGCCTGGAGGGACTTGTAAGCTGATGTTAGATTGCCCAGGGAGATATTGGACTTGTTGATTTAGACGCAAGCCGCCAAACCTAAAATTAAGCTCAGTGACAGGCGTACCAACAGGCCATGCCTGCTGTTGTGTCCCCCCTAATCCCCTGGCACAGCCTATAAACCCAGGACCAGCTAATGTCCCATAGCTGATTACCTCTGTGCCTACTTGAGCCATTCCTAGGGATAAGCCTATTGACGCGCTGGATGCAAGGCTAAATTGGGTATCATTTATCCCAGCCTCTACACTTAAGGTTGTTGAGCCACCTGTTCTATCTGGTTGAGGTTGGAGTTCGATTATCTGTCTATCACTATTTGTTTGTAATATGATTATAAAACTGATACCAGTTAGGACGTTACGATAGAATCCCCCACCCCTTGAGTCAGCAGCAAGGGGATAACCGTCAAACCACATATTCTCAATCTTTTCCCATATTCCCGGCATGGTATACATGCCTTGTTGCTGGACCATTTGGATACCGCTTGTGTCAGGGATACCTTTACAGATATAGGCTGCTGTGTTTAAGGCTGAATTAAGCCAACGATATAATGTCCCAACTGATGCAAACCTACCATCTGTATCAGGGAGAAAGGCAGATGAACGAGATGGGGGTAATCCTGCACTATTAGGGCTAGATGTTACATTAAGGATAGGAATAACACCAGAGAACGTAGGGTCAGAGAATGGGATAACTATAGCTTGATTATTAGGGACTCCCAAGGCTCCATTTAATACATATACCTTACCGTTCCCTGTATTTCCAGGAGCACCATTATATAATAGATTTATGGCATTTTGGCCTGGGGCAACTACTACAGTTACTTGGGCTGATGGAAGGGATTCCCCCCAAGCGTTAGTATTAGTGATTACGATAATATAGCTTCCTGGAGCTATGTTACCCCCGGCTATGTTAGTCCCAGCTGAGGTTGGATTAAGGAAGGGAGGACCCATGACCTGAGGTAGGTCAGGGATTAACTCACGGGATTCAATGATTATATCACCGACTAGAATGGGAGCCTCCTTTAGACGGGAGGCTTTGTTAGCTCTGTAGGTGGAACAACTGAGCTAGACGTTGAAGGAAACGTCTTAGGCTGACTAGCTGTTGAAACTTCAGCCATAGCCTTCTCCACTTCTGCTATAACTAACGCAGCTGATAACTTAGCTATACCAACGACATCAGCGGAGTTAGGTGCATAACCCTTAGCTCTAAGTTCGTCTAAGGCTATTTGTTTAACGGTTTCAAATACCTTAGATGTATCAATAGTAGCCATCTTAATTTCCCCCTTGGGTCGGGTCCGGCCATAAGCCTAGGTCTACCCCTACATCACTTAATACCGTGCCACTATTAGCGTTAATCGTAAACTCGATGTCATCTACTAAAGCACCTAGCTGGCTACTATCTAATAAATGTCCTTGGTTAGCTAATCTTGTCTGACAGATAGCTAACAATGCTACCCTAGTGGCTGAAGCGACAGGCATGTTACACCTACCCTATTTAGCATACTATTTATCACGCTATATAACATATCAAAATTTCCCATGTGCTGGAGGCTGATAGCCTAGTGTATCCATGGCAGCATCAGCTACTACCGTTCCAGAATTAGCGTTGATAGTAGTCATGATATCAGCAGTTAAAGCAGCAATATGACTAGGGGATAACGCGTGGCCCAATTCAACTAGACGTAAAGTAATAGCAGCCTTAACAGCTACTCCAGTAGTGGATAGGGGCACCGCCATCTCCTAAGCCTCCTGATTATAATCTGATTACGGGTTACCTGTAATTTCAAGGTCAGCGGTTGAGGCCGCACCAGCGGCGGCTGTGGTTACAGCTACAGTTACAGTGGTAAGGTTAAGTTCGCTAATGAAGCTATATAGGAAATCAAGGTTAGTGCCAGCGGTTCTAGCAACGGCGTCTTGGTAAAGGGTAACGGTGGTAGTGCCATCAGTACCAGTGATGACAATGGCTGTGATTTGACCAGCCGCACCAGCAGGGGGGATAATCTTAAATCTAACCCTACCTGACCGGACATAGTTGATAAATCCAGTCAGGACATAATTGGTAGTGGTGGCTGTGTTAACCACAGCTTGGCCTAATAGGGTTATATATTCAGTTGGCGCACCAAACGCAGGCATAAGCGTAGTCAATTTGTTTACAATGGCGATATAGCTACCCTCCTAGGCTTTCTGCCCTCATATTAGGGCGTGTAGCCACAAACTCTTCATGTTTAAGTTCCTTGAGTTTAGTTCCAACCTCAAGGCGCTTATTATACTCCTCATCTGTAAGGTGATACCCTCCACCACGTATATCACGCATTGTAGGTACCCATTCAGACAAGAAATAATCTACCTGTGGACGCTTCTGGATAAGGTAAGGCTGAATAGCTACTAAAACTTTAAGTAGCTCCTCTTGCTTGTCCCAATTTAGCTGCCAACTTTGCCTAATCTTGCGTCCCTCATAATACTTACCATGAATCCTGGCGTATATCTTTCCTCCCCACTGTTCAGCAATTAGCTGTAAGGTAGGAAGATGAACATTAACTATAGTTAATCTCGCCTTAACCCGTTTGCTTCTAACTATTTTATTAGCAAGTTTAGCAAGTCCTTTAGTCCTATAATTACAGGTTCTTACATAGATGCAGCCTTCTCCATCTACGAAACCTGCTAGGTATTGGGCTGTTATTTCCATTCGCTTTTTCTTTACCTCAAACCGTATAAGTCCTTTATTTTGTTTAAGCTGGCGCGCCCGTGAACGTAACTCCCATCCTAGGACTACGATTAATTAATTGCCAAGTCACATACATTGTCGAGACAACAACACGCTGGTTACTAGGCTTAATAAATGGGTCCACGGTAAAGTAATCAGACTCATGGAACACAGGATACATATACTTAGTGTTAATCAAGCTAAGAGTGTTAGCTGGATTAAAGCGGTCAGGGAGCACTAAGGCATTATTAAACATGAAGTGATTACGGATGGAACCCTGGGGGACTTGTTCCTGCTGGCTATCCCTACCGAAACGGATTACGCCTACGTTAGCTGCTGAGGTTGGGATATAGTTAGACTTAAAAGAGGCGTAGCAGGCATTGGTTAAAGTAAGGACATCAGGTTCATCATAACCAAATACAGTGTTCTGATAACCAGTTTCAAGTTGGCTAGGTAACACGGTGCCAGCAAGAGCAACAGCAGCCTGTGGACGCCAGAAAGCATTTGCAGCTGTGGTTCTATTAATCCCGGCAACAGTGTTGGTTTGGCTATTTAACCAAGTAGGGATGCTATCAACGTCTAATGCTGTATTCTGAGGGCTAGTACCCCAGATTGCACGGCTTAACTTTTGAAGGAATGAGGCTGATGCTATCTCATACTTAGTCTTAACTAGGTTGAGATAACCCCCACGGTTGAGGATAATATCAGTGATGGGGATGGCCATAGATTGGCGGTAGAAGCGCCATACTTGGTTAGCTGGGGTGACGCTATCCACTACTGCCGTGTCAAGAAGCTGGTCACCAAAATAAGCCCCACCAGTCTGTTCTTCCTGGAAGATTTCAGGGTAGACAATTTCACCCATACCAAACTTCTTCCCATTACGGGTCATTGCCCACCATGTAGGGGAAGGGATAAATATTGTGTCCCCTAACGTGGGTATAACGTACTTAGCTGAAATACTATTCATTGTGTTCACCAAAACCAACGGCGGATTTTGGAGTCCCATTCCTATGACGCCAGCGATATAGCTACCCTCCTGCTACGCCGAGAGGTGCTGGTATATCATCCCCAGCACGCTCATGCGGACAGTAGCCATAGAATCCCTTAGAACAGTTACAGTTATAACAATGAAGCGCAAAATTGTCTTTAGGCCATTTATTACGTTTGAGCCAGAGCCAAAATCTATATCCCCCGCCTCCACGATTTGAGGCTTGACTAGGGAATAATAAGGCTCTATGTGCTGCTCCATCCCCTGCGATGTGGTGGATAGTAAGAAATTCTGGTCCTGTAACGCCACAACAGGTACATTTTCCCCCATATTCAGCAATGACTTCAGCCTTAAGTTTGTCCCTTTCCCGCTTATTACGTTCGTTTTCGTATTTTCTATAACCTTCGGGGTCACGTTTCTTAAAATCAGCCCGCCATTTGGCAACTTGAAGCCTCCCAGCTTCACGTTCTTCTGGAGTACGCTCCTCACGCCATTTAGCTGTTCTTTCCGCAGCAGCAGATTTAGCAGCCTCCACTTTATCTGGATTGGCTGCTCTCCAGTTAGCTTGTATATTGCGCTGATACTCACGCTTTTCCTCTAAACTATCAAACTTTTTAGGCATATCACCCTTCAGTTAAGAAGGATGACATACTTTGCTATTTAAGTCAACGAACTAATTCTTCATTTGGTCAACAGATGACCAGATATCTTTGTCCTTCGCAGCAGCGGCAAATGCCTCATCTAGGTTCTTAAATGGTTTGGCTGCGTCACCACCCCTATTATGCACGTCTAAGCCGAAAAAGCTAGAGGTAGGGGGTACGTTGATTGCGTTATTGCTGTCTGGATGTTCCTCTTGGTATTTTTTGATAGCTGCTTCAGCTACCTGTTTATCATGCTCAGCCTGAGTATCAGCTGCGGTTGCACGAATATAAGCCTTACGAATATCAGGGGTGCTATCTGTTCTAAGCTCGTTATGGGCTACCGCGTCCCTAATTAGGGCTTCTAGGGTGATTTTATCCTGCTTATCAGCCGGGACGAGTCTATCGTATCTATCTTCTAAGGTGCCATTTAGATAGTGGGTAGCCATAGTTTGCTGGACTTTTATGTTATTAGCTACGGCTTGCTCGGCTTTTTGGGCACGGTCATTGACTACCTTTAATACTTTAACCAATGGCCCCATTAAGCTATCAGATTCAAGCCGAGATAATTCAGCAAAGGGGTCAGCTGGTCCAGTTGGACCTACACCAGGGACGCCATTATTCCCAAATAAACTGGTAACAGCAGGGTCGTTTAACCTGCCAGCCTTGATAGCTTCCATTGCGCTATTTAAGGAGGTGAATACATTAGCTGTTTGGATTTGGCTATCTTTAAGTTTTCTATCAGCGGCATCTAGCTCAGTTTGACGCTTAAGCATATCAGTTTCCTGCTTACTGAGTTGAGCTTGCTTTTCATCAGATAATTGTCTAAGTTGACCTAATGTGACTGAAGTTGTATCATCAAATTTCCATAATAGGCTGTCTTGATATTTGGCTTTGTCAGCTAATACTTCTTTAAGTGTAGGCATATGATTATCCCTTTGACTTAGTTAATTACATCTGCCCCATTCCAGGCGTTCCAACTGGTGAAGGCATTGGGCCTCCTGAACCTGGGGCACCTTGTGCTGCTGATGCCTGTAATGGTTGAGCCATCTGAAGGGTAGCGGCATTCTCAGCGGCTTCCTTCATAGCTGCATCTAAACCTTGTAATGTCTTAGACATAGCCCTAGCTACACCTGGGCTGCTATGTAAAGTTTGAGTGATAATCTCACCTATCATACTTTTAATCTGCATTATCTTTTGGCCTAATGCAGCAGGGTCGGCTTGTCTAGCAGATGATAGCTCCCTACCATAACTAGCGGACTGAGCCATGTCTGCGGGGGATGAAGCGGGTCCTGTACCCGGACCACCTGGGGGACCTCCACCCGAACCACCCCCTGATAACCTTGCCATAAGCATAGGGGCTAAAGCGGCCATTAAGGGGTTTGCTCCCATTACTTTTTCCCACCGTGAACCTTAGGGATGAATCCAAGGGTATCTTGAGGGATTGGGTATGGTTCACCTTCATCCTCAAGTTGACAGGGCCATTCGGGGGTGTTGCGTTCAGTTACAGTTTGACCACTGTTATTTTGAAAACTGAGAGGGCTAATAACCTGCTCAGCACCCTCATTTCCGGTGATACCAGGGTCCCCGAATCCTTCACCCGCTATTTTAACTGATTTAGCCATTTACTTACCGTATGCTCCACCACGCTTGCCACGACCTGTAGCTCCACCAGTGATGGTGGATAAGATACCCATAGGGTCTTTAGGCTCAATAGGTTCCTCACTATGCGGGTTGGGGTTAACACCTGTGATGTGCGGACTATCGGGATTCCCACCACCACGGCCTTCATAGGTTAATGGGCTTAAAATCTCCATACCCCCACCGTGCTCAAATCCCTCTTCGGCTGTGTTCTCAGATACCTTTGTATTTTCAGTCGGCTTACCCATTTTTATTTCCCTCCCTTTCTACTGCTAATCCTTTTACCTGAACCTTTAGGAGCTAAGGGCATACCATTCTTAGCTGCTTGTTTAGCTTGTCTATCCCCACCCTTGGCCATTACTTTTTTCCACCATGACGGGAATGATGCCGCCCTGCCTTTTTATGTTCCTTCTTCATCTCCTCGCGCTTCATTTCGGCCTTGGATTCATGTTCCTTTTTAGCCATTTTAATCTCCCTTATATCCTTGCTTCACCAGTTAATACTGGGTCCGGGCGAGTGTCACGGGCATCCCCATATCTATTTATCATCTCTACTGCTTGTCTCTCTAAATAGCTGCCTAGATATTCCTCACCTTGTTTTAGTAAGTCTATAACAGAGGGAGTTGGAATACTAAACGCTATCCCTAAGGTCCCATTACAAGCTAGTTGAGCGACGTACCATTCGCTATCCGCCGGGTCTTTATCGAAATGGAGTAACTCAACTCCCTTGCTTAGACCTTTCATCATTTGGATTGTGAATGGTTGATAGGAGGGATGTCAAGATGGACTTTACTAAACATTGCGTGTTTGCTGGTTATGGGTATTTGAATCCAAGTTATCCCTCTAGCAGGACTAGGTTTAATATGAACAGTTATCACTTTAAGCCCCATACGATGAAATAAGCCACGTTCGTTCCAATATTGGACTGTCCTTAATGATTTACCTAAACGAGAGGCTATAAACTTAAGGGTATACCAATTTGAGAAGGCAAAGGTTATGGGTAGGGTGGCCATTTATCTCCTCTTCATCTTTTGGAGCGCGGCAAGTGATAATTCACGGGTAGCGCGTTGAGCGATACCAGCGGCATCAGGTATACCTAAGCTCTCTAATAGTGTCTCAGTATCAATCTTCCCTTGCTCCGCGAGCATTGGAGCTATCTGCCTCATTGCAGCTTGACTAATTGGTAATAAGCTAGCTGGGTCTATGTGTAATCTATTATTTTGTTGAGCGGCACCCATATAAGGTTTCCATGTTACAGTGCTGAATCCCCCTTCAGTTGAGGCGTAAGCTCTCTCTTTTCTATAATAAGTAGACATCATATCATATAGAAGAGAAGCTGTTTCATACATTGAATGAGCAAGTAACCTAGCCCTACACCTAGTTAGGGCCTTAGATTGAAATATAGATGCCTCATATAAGTCAGCTGATATATTACCTTGACTAGGTTGACCTTGCCTACTTTCGTTGAATCCTTGTAAGTCCTTTTGGGTGTTGAGCATCCAGTCTACTAGCTTGATAACACTATCCTGGATAGCGTTGGGATATTCAGCTGTTGGAGGTTTACCAGTCTGGCCATTATATTCAACAACCTCAGCTGGGAGGCCGCGAAACTCATTAAGGTCTATTTCACTATTTTTATCAATAAACCATACAGCGTTATTAGTTCTAACCACATTTTCAAACACTTGGGTTAGGATACGCTCAGCTAAGGCTTGTAAATCTCGGGTATAACGAGTTGGTGGCGGAGGGTAAAATCCCTTAAGCGGAGGGAGGCCATAGATAGGGATAAACGGATACTTTCCAGCTGGAGTTGGATTATCCCCATCAGCTACACAACGACTAGTACGCCCAGATACACAGACAATAAGCCTTTTATTAGGGTATTTGAGACGGCGGACACGCTCTCCCCTTGAGCCAGTTTGCTGGGCGATGCTGATAATTTTAGCCGCATCCCCCCCTGCTTCCTGTTTGACCATCTCAACTGTTCTATCATCTATAAATAAATAGCGGACACGTAGTCTACCATCAGCCTCAACTGATTCACCTTCAACTGGGCCATCAAACTGACGCATTGGCCCATCTGGGAACCTCATCTTAGGCGGGAGTGTGCCAACTGAGGCTGGACTTGACCTAGCTCCAAGGCCAGGGGCAGCGGCTTCAGCCTTGATACCTGCACCTGTTTCGGGCCAATAATAGGCTACTTGGTCTGGGTAGAGTCTATCTTCCTTGATGACATATGTAGCATCAGAAGCACAATTAGCGTTATAATCCCAATCTAAAGCATCAGCCGGTAAATGACGGCACCATATCTTACCAAAACCAAGGTCAGCAAATGGGTCATACCCTAGTTGGATGAAGCCAATGCCTGTTAATTGTGCCCAGAGGCTACTAAACAGGGTATGATAGTTTATCCAGAGGCTATTCCACTCTTCTTGGAATGATTTAGACCTATCCTTATCCACTGAACCATTAGTTTTATCGTATATATAGACTTTAGGACTTAGGTCTGATAATTCAGTAGCTTCACTAATAGATAAAACTTGTAATTGAGGGATTTGAACTTGAGGACGAAAGGATGGAACCTTACCTATAACTCCTTCACAATGATAGAACTTACGAGCATTCTCAGCCCAATCATCACCTAGGAAATCATCTCTAATATCACGACTTAACCGTTGTAACTCATCAATGGCCCTAGCTCTAGGGTCCATATCATAGTTCTCAGATGACTTACGTTCGGTCCTAACTGTCCAAGCCATAGTTATCCATAATAGAATCAACTAGATGGAGGAGAGATTGGCGGGATAGAAGGGTCAACGGACAGGGGTATATCCTTGACGGGACCATCTTCTCCTCCATCTGATTTGATAATATCATGGCTGTCAATAGATTTACCATGAGTCATGTCAGGGGCTATGTTCATTTCAGCCACAACTAGGCTTCCTTCACCACTTAGGAACGAGGCCATTATCTCTTCATTTGACTTACCTACTTGCTCGGTTGCTCCTTTTATCTCTTTTTCTATATCACTTACAATGCTAATTAGGTCCTTATACGGGATGATAACTGGGCAAATGAAAGGAGAAGCGTGCATTAGGTCAACTTGGAGTTGACGCCATGCGGCTGCTTTCTGATGTTTACGAGCATCTACGAAACGGTCTGCTATTGCTTGAAGAATGTTGGCGGAATCCTTGAAAGGGTTTCTACCGCTGGCGACGGGCTGCTGAACGACTCGATTGACTTCATTATTCTGCGTTTCTCCCGTTCCGCTTCCGCTAGGGCTAGGTCCTGGTCCTCTAGTTTCAGGTTCCTGTTTTTGCCTGCCCTTTCCACGCGTGCGTTTAACAACTCCTGATTCGAGGGAGTTGCTGCTGAGTCCGTCCACGCCTTGGATATTAGCTCCTCTCTCGATTGGGGTAATTTGGGATTGTTCAATGACTCCTGAGGGATTAATTGGTTCTGTAGCCATGATTTATTTTCCTCTATTACATAGACTTTTGAACCTGAGGGCATAAAGTCTACTACTAGCTCTCTAGTTTCACTATCCCACCAAACTCTAATACCTTGGCCTACATCTGAGTCCATTAGCTCGTTACAGGATATACGAATAGGACCTTTATTACGCTTAACGAATAAAGTTAGTAGTTTAACTATATAAGGTTGATTCATTATATCCCCTCTAAATTCCAGCTAATCTATCTGGGTTCTCACCGCTATTAGGACTAGTTAACTCATTATATTGCCCAGCTGCTTTTATCTTTTTTAACATCATATTCCAATGTTGTTTAACTTGCATTTCAACGTCTGATTTGGCTGATGAGATAGCTACTTTAGCTGATTCCATCTCACCTTTTTCTAATTGAGTTTCCTCACCTAATAGATATTTATTACCTGTACTGATAGGGAGATTATGAAACCATTGTTCTTTACAAATCCAGGCTACCATATTTGATACTAAAGCATCATCATGTATTCTAGCAGGAACCTCCCAAGCCCCAGCTATCATCTCAGCAGCTTCCATTTGTTGTAATAATAATGGGTCACGCGGGATGCAGCGTTTAGTATATAATCCACCTCTAAAGGATTCAAGTATCATTGGCCTAGTTCTAGCGTTCATCTCAAAGCCAATAGAAGCAGAGATAGAATAACCATTAGGCATCCTATCATCCCTGCCCTTCCAACGATAGAAATTGGTATACTTATATCTGGTCCTTAATACTGATTGAACCCATAAGCCTAAATTACCAGTTAGCTCAATAGCCACCATTGCGTTATTATAATATTTCCCCATTACGAATAATAGAGAGGCTAAGGCTTCGGAGCCAATTTTAGATGTATACCTACAGACTTGTTCCCCTGTTTGGCCACAATACCCTGCAATAGCAGCGTAGTCTTTCCCTTCTCTAATTCTATAGTCATCTGTACTTTCAACACCTCTTGCACAGTCAACGCCGAGATAATAGTTGTAAAGAGGGTTAGGATGACGCCATATAACAAGACTGGAACGCTCGTCAGGGCTAAAGACTGCTCTATCTTTGACTGGATTTCCATAAGCGTCGAGGAGTTGGGTAAGGCGTCCGTATTGAGGGGTAGGTCCAGCGTTAACACATTCTCTAGCGTATCTACGCTCGTCTGGTTCAAAGGCTTGGGCGGTTGAAGCATAGAAGGCCTCCTCTGCGGTTATTGGATATTCCTGTCTGAATTTGTCTACTTTACCTTGACAGAGGTTAGGGATAGCCCATCGTCTCCAAGCAATACGACCTAAAGCATCATAACAATGTTCACACCTACCACACTTAGATGAGCAATGGATAGCGGCTATTGCTAGGATATCCTTCTCATCTGTGTTTAGTTTAGTTATATCAATATCTTCAGGAACACGAAAACAAATAGGGTCATCTAACCATGTGAGGAATGAGGGGAAGAATTCAGTATCACCATTAACAGCGGCTTCCCAAAACTCCCAGAAGGCTTGGCCTATTCCTACTTTACCGTAGGCGGTGGACTCAACGAATATACCTGTATCTGGGTCGTCTGGGACGCTTGGAAATAGTGAGGTAAATGAACCCCCACCCACTGGGAAGAAGGCTGCTTCAGATAAATGGAGAAATGTACAACGTCCACCACGGCCAGCTATGGCGGTTTGGGCGGTCATTATGACTAGTGTTGAGTCACCTGCTTTATGGGGATAGGTGATTTTGGTTGCGAGGGGTTCAGGTAAGGGGAAGGGCCATGCTCTGATTAGGTTAACTGGGACATCAAATAATTCCTTAGAGGTATCAGCTAAGCAGGCTACTATCTTAGCCCTGGCATTTGGGGAACCTGCGATATGACAAGTAGCGAAACCATCTATCTCGCTGCTAACACCTACACGTCTAGCTTTAACGCTGACTCCTCTAATTTTACCACCTATCTTTTTTTGATGAACCTTTAACTGTTCCTTTAATAGCCATTGATTATAACGAAAGCGAAAGTTACACTTAGCTCCACTTTCTCTGTCTATTATGGGCAATTTGCTAAGTAATAGAGTAGCCCTATCAAGGTCTAGCGACGTATTAGGCCTCCAGGAGTTTCAGCTTGGTTAGGGTTTGTTGGATACCTTTGTTCAACTTCCTCACGAGTTAATAAACGTGGAGTCTCGGTAACGAGTTGAGCATTCCTAATAACTTGTGCTTCCCGTTCAGCTATATTCCTAGGGAGCGGAGGAGCCTCAATATTAGTTAACTGTGTCCATTCCCTTGGGTCCGTCACTTGAAATGTACCTGGGACATTAACAGCCACAATACGGTCATCATGTCCAGTTGCACCTATCCCAGTCCGTTGATTGGCTATCTCACCTGCTAACCTAACTTGTGCCTGTTGCTGTTGTTGAGCAACAGCATTAGGGTCAGGTGCCCTTAACTTAGTTGGGATTAGGCCTACTTTGATTTTATCAGTCGGCTCATATACTTCAAGATAACAAGCACAACTTGGGTTGGTACAATATACCCTATAGGTATATTCATTATCTATTGGTGTTTGAGGGTTATATGGACATAAGGATGAGCCACACCCTCCACAGATTAGATAACCTGATATATACGCGAAATGACCTTTCATAACCTTATCCCCCTTTTATCCTCTATTATTAGTTGGATGGACAAATTCCTTATTTAGCTTTAACGCACAAGCAGCTGAACAGGCATATTGAGTCTCAGGGATACCAGTGTTATAATTATTACGAGTACGATATGTAGCCCACCTACCTTCGCTTACGTTTATAATATTATCACAACCGAAGCATTTAACCTTTTCAACTCTCATATCACTTACCCTACGCTGTAACACTAGCCCCCCACGTTCAACTTCTAATCTAATCTCAGCTAGATATTCAAGGGCATCCTCAATAGGGCTATCTTCCCAGTTATAGCGTTTACTCCATCTAGTTTCAGCAGCTAACTTAGCCTGTTTAACCCTATCCTCATGGGTTAGTTCAGGTTTAGCTGGTTCGGTTGATGGGGTCATATTTTTACGTTGAGATATAGTTTGGGTGGCTATAGATATAGCTGCTAGTTCATCTTGTGATTTAACTGGCAGCTGGTCAACGGGGATAGCTGGTTCAGGTTCAACTTTAGCTAATGTAGCTGGTAAAGGAGTTGGTTCATCCTTAATAGGTTCAGGGACTATTAATTTAGCTTGAACTTGATTAGCTGCTGGAACTGGCTGACCTTTAACTTGAACTGAGGGCATTAATGGCTCCTATCTATTTTATTTCTACCTTGAAAAAAGAATGCTTTATTCCTAGCATACTCAGGCCTGCCATATGTTCTATATTTATTTTCCTGAGTAGCCCTACGCCAGTCTATGGTGCGAACATGGATACCTTGGCATGATTTACAATAGAAGGTGACAGATGTATCGTCATATTTAATAACAGCCATCATCTCATTAGACTTATATTTAGGACAGCTTCTATTCAAGCATGGAGGAAGGGGTTTAGACATATTATATTCCAGTTAAATCACCTTGCTTAACTTGTCCTACAGGTCCAGGTTCAGGTTGATAAGGGACGATGATACCAAGGGACTTTTTATATTTCTTTTTCATGGTCTTAGAGGGGATACCTGACCTCCTCATCGCTTCCCAGCTTTTAGATAAGCCTAATTCCTTCCTAGCCATACCTGTCGCCACCCCAACTAGGATACCATAATAACCATTTCTACCCTTAGGAGATTTCATCTCCATTTTACGTTTATGCTTATCTAATAGTTTGGCTAAATGGATAGCAGCCAGCTTAGCTACCTCAGGTGGTTGATGACGAAACAGCTTTTGTGGATGGCCCTTTTTCTCTTTATACTTAATTTGATTAAGGCCAGTTATCTTATCCAATCTAGGAGCACCTATAGCGTCTAATTTAGCCTTAATTATAGCCTGTTCAGCTATAGTTTTAGGTGGGGCTATTACTCCTCGGGGCATTTTTCAATCTCCCTTAGACTAGGGCTAATATTATCATAATTCGCTAGATAATTATCAAGCTGCCAATTAGCCTCATTTTGTATATCAGCTGTTGTTAGGCTCCTCTGTCTCTCGTTCACCTTGGCTACTATTTGGTTGATTTCCCTCAGCCCGTGCTCTATTAGCTTGTTCTCTTCCTGGCCATCTGCTTTGTCTAGCTTTGGCGATGTTTCGCTTAGTGGCTTCCCTTTTTGCGAATGAGCGGGATAGCCCACCTGCCCTCCCAGCTGCTTGCTGACGTTTATGGAGGGTGGCAAGGAGTTCGTCAGCGGTTGGGAAGGGGCTAGCATTGTTATTACTACTTTGTGCTTCTGTTTGGTCTTGGCCATTTGCTCTATTGCTGCCTTCTGTTGTATCCAACCTGTTAGTTTGGTCATCCATTTGAGGGTTATTGTCCATATCACAGGTACTTCTCCTTTAGGTCCTCAAGCCATGTAACTTGGCCATAAGATGGCTCAAAGTTAGGGTTATTTTCAACGGCCTCCTGCATATCTTTGATAAATTTAGCCTCTCTACTAGTTAAAGGGGCGCTATTGTTGGATACTAAATCAGCTAGGCCCATATCTAATATCCTGACTAATCTAGCCCTGGCTTCAGGGCCACTACATCCAAGTTGACCTAGTTTAGCCATTATTATACCCCATTTCAGCATACTTAATATTAATAATACTAGTTATAACTGTGCAAAAGTTACTATAACAACGCCACCTAGAGTCCATCCATACCCTGTTTGGGAAGCCACAGGATGGACATTTACGTTCTCTTTTCATATTATCCATCCTTAGTTTAGCTAGATGGTTAGAGATAGCCTGGGAGATATCCGATGAACTAACTGGTCCGTATGACATATTATGCTATCCTCCCATTAGGCCCTAGACAAATGCCAGAGTGCTTATTGATATAATAAGGCTGGTCATGTCTATAACAGACGAATTGGGTAACAACTTGATTAGCCATTAATAGCTGCATCCTATACCCACACGTTGGACAGTCAGGATAAGTGATAGCAGCTAATTGCTGTTCGGTTAAAGAAGCAACCATGCTTATTGTATACAGTAAGCCCTTTGTTTCGTCAAGGATTATTTTTTTTAGTTGACTTTTTGATTAAAATGAGCTATCATCCAAATGTGGATAATCCCACCAAGACGATTAAGAAGTGTCCCTCTTGTAATAGGGACTTGCTTGATTCTCCTCGTAACTTTGCAACCCCCGAATCTATCTACTGCCTACTATGCGATAGACATGAGCAAGCATGCAATATGACTGATAAGTTCTCCCCTAAGCCAGTTACACCCTAAATAAAGTTGAAACAATAAGCCACCCCCAAGGTTCTAGGGGGAGACCATAATATAATACATAATTTCTATTATTAGATTATTCCGGGTGCGAGTGTAACATATTGATTTATTACTTGTCAAGTGTTATTTTATATCTCCTTATATATCTGTATAATACGAGCTATACGAGCGAGACAATAACCACTTATGCTTATTGATTAAGTCCTTTATTATCGATTGGCTGTTTTCAAAAAGCCTATTAGATACGAGAGCTATATAGATATTACCGTATCTAATGCGAGTTGGAAATCGCATATCAGCGACCGAGCCGTAGGCGAGGGAGTGATATATGGAGACAACTCCCTTGTGAGGCCTTATTGATGATGTTTAGCATTATGGAAATACTGATAATAAGGGACTTATAAATTATTATTGACAAATTTAAGCGTATCTAATAGTATGGATATTAGAGGGTAAAATTAGATACCATATTATTATGATAATAAAGGAATTAAAATGAGGAATCCAGCTAGTGTAAAGGCTGCTAAGGATAAATGGGCAAGGGAAATAAGGATTAAAGCTATATTAGCGTTAGGTGAGAGATGCCAAGGGCAGGGGTATTGTCCTGAGGATAGGCCTGATAGCTTGTTTATCGTATTATTGACTCCTGAGAGTAGAAAATGGAGCCAACATAAGGCTTATAGACGGATAATTGATGCTATAGGGGATGAGAGAG